CCACCGCCCGCAAGTACAGCCAAGCCGTTACCGCCAGTAACGCCGGGGACAAGAAATCCATCGTGCTGCGGTCGGTCCGGGACGGCTGCTTGCAGGCGATAATCGCCGGTAAGACCGAGGAGACCCAGCTCGGGTTGTTCGAGTGGTCCGCGCCGGATGACTCTGACCCGTACGACCGTTCCGTCTGGCCGATGGCGAACCCGGCGATGGGCTGGCTTGACGGGCACGACGAAGCGTCCGTCGCGGGGAAGCTCGAAGCGAAACGCGCTGACATCGCCGGGTTTAAGACCGAACACCTATGCCAGTGGGTTGATTCACTCGCCCCCGGCATCATCCCCGCCGAAGACTGGCAAGCCACCTTGGATGAGCTGTCGCGGCGAGCTGAGGGGGCGCCCGTGTGGGCAGCCGTTGATGTGAATTGGCAACGATCACGCGGCTACGTCGCAATCGCCGCCCGCCGAGCCGACGACCTACTCCACGTGGAAGTTGTTGCAGCGGAACGCGGTACCGACTGGATCATTCCGTGGTTCAAGGCACGCCCCGGAAAGTTCCAGACCGTCGCCGTGCAGGCGCGCGGAGCCCCCGCCTCAGGGTTCATCGAGGACATGGTCGAAGCCGGTATCCCGGTCCTTGAATGGGGCGGCGGCGACCTCACCAAGGGCTGCGGAGACTTCTACGACCAGGTAGTACAGCGAATCGTCCGCCACCGCTCGCAACCAGCCCTCGATACAGCTGCCGTCGCCACCGTCGCCAAAAAGCTCGGTGACGCATGGGTTTTCGACCGGCAAGGCAGCCCCATCGACGCAAGCCCCCTCGTCGCCTGCGCGGCGGCTGCCTGGGCTGAATCCGTCCGGCTAGCCGGACCCGACAAGGTGCCCGACGTGCACGAATGGCCTTCCGAGGAGGAAATCATGAACTGGCAGAAAGAAGACCTCTACTGATGCGCCCCCTCGTTTCGGCCGGGTTCGAGCTGGCCGGGGTCGCGGTGCTAGTCGCCGGGGCGTGGGTGTTGGCGCCGTGGATTGGCCTCCTGATGGGCGGCCTCGCGCTGATCCTCATCGGGCTGGCTATCGACCCGCCCAACCGCGCACCGAAGGCCGATGACCAGTGAGCTTCCTGTCGCGCGCGTTCAGTGCCCCGGAGGCGCGAGTCCTCACCGGCTCATCCTTCGTTCCGACCCCCGCCGAAGACGACGCGATGTACCCGTGGGGGAGCAACAGCTACAGCGTCACCCCGCGCGGAGCCCGCGAAACGCAGGTCGCGGCGTTCACCGCCTGCGTCACGCTACTCGCCGACACCATCGCCTCACTCAGCCTCACCGCATACCAGCTGGAAGGCGGCATCCCGGTACCCGTCGATCCGCAGCCAAAGCTCATCACCAGCCCCTATCCAGAAACCACGCTGTTCGACTGGATTTGGATGACGATGGAAGCACTCGCGGTCACCGGCAACGGATTTGGTTACATCACGACACGTAACCCGGACGACACCCCCAAAGCGATCATGCCCGTCCACCCCGACTTCATGACCGTGAACGTCGCCGCCAAGAACGGCTGGATGGAACCCACCTACCTGGTAGATGGGACGAAAGTTCCCTCCGCCGATGTGGTTCACATCAAGCGGTACCCGGTAGCGGGCGCCGCGCTCGGGCTGTCTCCGGTACAGCGGGCCGCTGCCGCAGTCGGAATCGCCTTGGCCGCTGAGCGATACGGCCTCAACTACTTCAAGGACTCCGCGAACCCGTCCTCAGTGCTGGAAACCGACCAGACGTTGGACACCGATCAGACCAAGGGCGTGATGCAGCGCTGGATTGCCTCCCACTCGGGGCGTCGCCGCCCTGCCATCCTGACCGGCGGGTTGAAGTGGAAGCCAATCGCTATCAGCCCCAACGAATCCCAGTTCCTTGAAACCCGCCGCTACCAGCGCGGCGAGATCGCGATGCTATTCCGCATCCCGCCCCACATGATCGGCGACACCGAGAAATCCACCAGCTGGGGCACCGGCATCGAGCAACAGACCCTCGGCTTCGTGAAGTTCACGCTCCGTGCCTGGCTGACCTGCATCGAGCAGTCCCTTTCCCTGCTCCTCCCGAAGGGGCAGTACGTCAAGTTCACCCTGGACGACCTGCTACGCGGCGACATGAAGTCCCGGTTCGAGGCGTACAAGATCGGCCGCGAAATCGGTCTCTACAGCGTGGACGAGATGCGCGCCAAGGAAGACATGGGACCGGTAGAGAACGGCAACATCCGGCTCCAGCCCATGAACTACGCGCCCCTCGGATATGTCCCGCCAGCAGACAGCGCCCCTGCCGGCCAACCCGACCAAGAACAGACCCCCGAAGAAGACCCTGCCGCCGAACCCGACGAGGACGAAGGCGACCCAGGACAGGAGGACCAATGAAGCCCAAGGTAACTCGTGCCGACCGGGAGAACCGTAAGGACGTGTGGGAGCACCGCTCCATCCCGATGTTCGATCTCCGCTCCGATTCGGGCGGGGGCGGTCTCCGGTTGACCGGCTATGCGTCCACGTTCGAGCCGTACGAGATGTACGGAGGCCCCGCCAACGGAGGCTGGATCGAACAGATAGACAGGGGCGCGTTCAACGCCACCCTCCGCGAGGACCCGGACGTACACCTGCTCATCAACCACGAGGGAATGCCGCTGGCGCGCACCAAGTCGGGGACTCTCCAGCTCGGCGTGGACCGTATTGGCCTGCTGACAGATTCGCTGCTCGACCCGCTGGACCCCGACGTGCAGCGACTCGCACCCAAGATGCGCCGCAAGGACATGGATGAGATGTCGTTTGCGTTCCGCGTCAAGAACCAGGTGTGGAAATCCACCCCCGAGTTCCCCGACGACGAGTACGCCTACCGGTGCATCACCGAGGTATCTCTGCACAAGGGAGACGTGTCGGTCGTGAACTTCGGCGCCAACCCGAGCACCTCGGCGGAGTTGAAGTCCGTGGATGAAGCCTTGGCGATGCTCGCGGAATGCGACCCCCGCCAGCTCGCGGAAGCGCGCTCCGATCAAGACATCCTGCGCCGCGCCCGCGCCGCGCTCGAAAAGCTCGGTGGACCAGTCCGTATCGGTGGCCCGGTCGGAATGGCAGCCGACGACCTCAGACGTTCCGCTGCCGCCGCCGCTGCCGCCTCAGATGCTGCGGCGGAAGCGAACCGACGCCTCGCCGAGACTCGGCAACACGCCGACCCCGCTCCGAAGGGCATGTCGCTGCGTGAAGCCCTCACCCGCCAGGGCTTCGCCAGCGAGGACGGAAAGAGCCTCACCCTCGATGAAGCACTTGCCCAGAGCGGCAAGTAACCCCCGCGTGTAGCGGTAAACCGCTGCACCGCTCCAGATTCCACCCGCCCACCACCACATCAAAGGCCTCCCAGCTCGGGGGGCCTTTTTTCGTGCGCGGGTCGAACAGCCGCCACCCGCTCGGTGGCCGCTGGTGCCCAGCTCGGGCCGCCAATCCATATCCGAACCACCCCAACCAATTTGGGGACAATCCGAAAGGAGGGACGCTCCCATGGAGGAACGTCTCAAGCGGCTCATCGCGCTGCGTGCAAAGGCAGGCGACGAGCTGGAGAAGCTGATGGCTGAGCGATCCGCCATCACCGACCTCGTCAAGGAAGAGGCCCGCGAAGACCTCACCACCGAGGAAGACACCGAGTTCCGGGTCAAGAGCGCGGAAATCGCCAAGAAGCAGACCGAGTGCGAGGGCCTGGACGAGCGAATCAAGGAGCTGTCCGAGGAAATCGAGCGCTCCGGCCGCCTCAACGAGAACGCGACGAAGGTCCGCAAGGCCATCTCTCGCGTGGAGTCCGTGAAGGAAGCCGCCGCCTACGAGAAGGGCAATGGCCGGTCCTACTTCAAGGATCTGCTCCGCCGGTCCCTGAACATGGACCAGGACGGCCAGGCCACCGAACGGCTCCGGCGCCACGCCGTTGACGTTCAGGGCCAGGAGTACCGCGACCTGGACCGCGTGGACGGCAACGGCGGCTACTTCGTGCCGCCCATCCACCTGGTGAGCCAGTACATCGAACTCGCCCGCGCCGGGCGTGCTTTCGCCAACCTGGTTCAGCAGCAGCCGCTCCCGGCGGGCACCGACAGCATCAACATCCCCAAGGTCACGCGGGGAACGCTCGTCGGGATGCAGACGGCCGACAACGCCGCCGTGGCCGAGCAGGATCTCCAGGACAGCTCCATCCGGGCGGACGTGAAGACTGCCGCCGGTTCGCAGGATGTCGCTATCCAGCTGCTTGACCAGTCGCCCATCAACTTTGACGAGGTCGTGTTCCAGGACCTCATCGCCGACTACGGCACCAAGGTTGACCTCCAGGTGTTGGCCGGCAGCAATGCGGCCGGTCAGGTCAAGGGTGTCCACAACACCCCTGGCATCCAGTCCATCGCGATCACCGCTCTGACGCTCCAGTCGTTCTACGCGGCTATCGCGGACGGTATCCAGCGGGTGCACAGCTCCCGCTACCTGCCCCCGACGCACATCGTGATGCACCCGCGTCGCTGGGGTTGGCTGACCGGTCAGCTGGACGGCGATCTGCGCCCGCTGGTTCTGCCCGCCGGTCGCAGCCTGAACAACGTCGCCACCCTGGACGCGGTCGCGTCGCAGCAGGTTGTCGGCGAACTGCAGGGCCTCCCCGTGGTGACCGACCCCAACATCGGCACTGCCTACGGCACCGGTACCAACGAGGACCTGGTGTACGTGGTTCGGGCGAACGACCTGCTGCTGTTCGAGTCGGGTATCCGTACTCGCGTCCTCAACGAGGTCGGCGGCAAGAACCTCACGGTGACTCTCCAGGTGTACGGCTACCTGGCCTTCACCGCTGAGCGCTACGCGCAGTCCGTGGTCGAGATCTCGGGTCTGACCGCCCCGACGTTCTGACCGTTCCCTGGCCCCCGCCCTGCTGGGTGAACCCCGGCAGGGCAGGGCCGCCAGGCCAACCGATCTGAGGAGAAACCTGATGGCCAAGAACGAGAAGCGAGACTTCGCCAAGGACACCATCGGCGCGCTCAAGGCACGCCGTGCGCTGCTGGTATCGGTCGGGGAAGACACCGCCTCGGTGGACGAGAAGATCGCCGAATGGGCTGACGCCTCAAGCGACAAGGACCCCGCGCCCGAGCTCGAAAAGAAGACTGAGCCGGCAGCACCCGAGAAGACAGTTCCGCCCACTCCTGCCACCGCCTCCGCGCCCAAGCCCGAGAAGGCCGCCCCCGCCAAGGCAGCGGCACCGGCCAAGCCCGGCAACAACACCGGAGACGCGGGCGCCTAAATGGCCGGGAACCTTGTCGAACTCGCCGACCTCAATAAGTTCAACGACGGCGACCCGGAGTTCTTTCTCCGCTGCGCCGAGGCCGGTGTTCGCAAGTACTGCGGATGGCACATCGCGCCATCCGAGCGGGTGGTCGATCTCCGCTGCGCCGTAGGCCAAATGGGCGTCATCATGCTGCCCTCCCTTCACGTCACCGACGTGGAAAAGGTCATCGTGGAGGACCGGGAGCTCGAAACAACTGAATACGAGTGGGACGCGGCGGGGTTCATCAACCGGAACACGGTGACGTGGCCCCGCCGCTACTACTGGCCGGTGTACGGGTACCCGGCCAACCGGCCCGCACAGGTCACATTCACTCACGGGTATGAGGACGTACCCATGGACGTGAAGGCCGTGATCCTGGAGTTGGCCGCCAAGGCAATCGAGTTGCCCGCGTCGGCGGCGAGCGAGGTCAAGGGCGGACCTTTCCAAATCAAGTTCGGTGCCGGGATTGGGCTCGCGCTCACCAGCCACCAAGTAGATCGGCTGGCTGGGTATCGGATTCAGGTCGTCGGATGATCTTCCCTGAACCCCACAGCATCCCGTACTACGCTTTCACCCCGGCGGTACCGGCAGCCGTCGATAGCCACGGCAACGCGGTCGGCGAGGTATCCGAGGACCCGGTCATGCGGAAAGCAATCGCGTTCTACCGGAAGTACTCCCAAGAGCCGATCTCCGCCGACACCGTGGCGCGGTACGTCTCCGAGGTGACGATGCTCGTGCGCAAGCCTGAGCAGTACTTCAACCAGGACGAAGTAGATATCGCGGGCCGCCGGTTCGAGGTCGTCGGGCCAGGCGTAGATGGTGACTGGCGAAATGGGCCATGGGCCAAGTACAACAAGCTGTTTGGCGGGGAGATCCAACTCAGGCGGGTTGGCTGACATGGCGAAGATCATCTACAACATGCGCGGCTACCGGCGCATCCGGCACCTGCACGCGGAATACGTGAAGAAGAAGGCCGAGGAGCTGGCCGACGCATGCGGTCCCGGATACAAGGTCACGATGCAGAAGCGCTCGAACACGCAGCGCCCGAGGGCATTCGTGGGGCCGGAAACAGCAGAAGCCCGCGCTGACGATGCCAAGAACTCCACCCTGATGAAGGCCGTAAACCAGATAAGGGGCAAGTAAGTGGGCCTGTACCCACCGATGCTTCACCCCGACCTGGAGAAGGTCGCAGGCATCTACCTCACTGGCCGCGCGGAAGTCACCGTAGCGGTGGGGACCAAGTTGCCGCCGACGCCCCCGAACCGCACGAAGCCAGCACCGTTCCTGCGCACAGAGTTTGGCGGTGGGGGACAGATCAACCCGCTGGAGTTCCGACTCCACACGATCCTGCACAGCTACAACGCTGACGAAGACGCCGCCGCCGAAACCTCCATCACGGCAACGGCCCTACTCGGAGCTGCCTCTGGCGAGACGGTAAATGGCTGGTTCATCAGTCACGCGGTCGCCGACGTACTCACACACCGAACCCCCGATCCTGACGTACCGAACATGGCGCGTTACCGGTCCCAAGCGACCTGGATCGTCACCGGCAAGCCCCTCGGCTCGCCGATCACCCCCTAACTCACCGCCCTCGCGCGGGAGAAAACGAGGCCGTCCCAACCGGGGCGGCCTTTCGCATATCACGAGAGGAAAGCCCGCATGGCTCTCAACAATGTGCTGGAGCTGGCCGCCCCGTCTCCGCGAGTTACCGGCGGCATCCTGCGCGCTGCGGTTGGAACCACCTTGCCCACCACGGCAATCGGTGCGCCTGACGCAGCGTTCAAGAACCTCGGACATGTTGGCGTGGACGGTGTTGAGCGCACCGAGGACCGCTCCAACAAGGAAGAGAACAACTGGGGCGGCGACCTTGTCGCCGTGCTCCAGGAGAAGTACGGCCTGGAGCTGAAGTTCAAGCTGCTCCAGGTGATGAACGCTGACGTGCAGAAGGCTGTGCACGGAAGCGGCAACGTCACCGTGACCCCGGCCAGCACCACGAGTGGTGCTGAGATAGCGGCGAAGCTGAACTCGAAGCTCCTCGACACCGGAGCGTGGCTGATCGAAGGGTTCTACAACCTGATCTCGATGCGGCTGGTCATCCCGATCGGTCGTATCACCTCGGTTGGCCCGCTCAAGTGGGTCCACTCCGAGCTGGCCGCTTACGAGTGCACGCTCAAGCCGTTCCCCGACACTGACGGGAACCACGGCTACCAGTACTGGAACGACGGCGTGGTGACCATTTGAGCACCGCACGCAAGGCGCCCGCCAAGAAGGCAGTGCCGCGCAAGGCCGCCGCTCCGGCCGCAGGTGAGGACGCCCCCGCTCCGGCGGGGGCTGTCCCGCCGAAGCCGAAGACGGTCTCGCCGTACCCCGATGGGACGCCGCTGTACGAATACACCAGCGCCGCAGGGGTTGTGATCCTCTTCCCGAAGATCACAGCTATCACACCGCCGGACAACGTGTTCTGGTGGGAGCTGTACAACGCCGCGCCCCGTTTCCAACCTTTCATCTGGATGGATCACGCCGACGTGCCGAAATCCATCCAGCGGAACGTCGTTGAACTGCCGCCGGAGGAGTTCCGTGTGTTCCTTGATGGTTGGTTCGCCGAGGCGAATCTCTCAGCGGAAAAATAGGTGCGCTGACCCGTGTGTTCGGTGATCACTGGCACGCGGTTCAGCGCGACCTTCTAGCCCTGGGATTCCGCGCCAAGGACATCGGAACAGACCTCTCGCTGGATGAGTTCGCCTCGATAGTTCTTGCGCCCCCGGCGAATAGCTCCGTGTTTCTGGCAGTCGGCGGGTGGACGAAGGAAGCCCACCTCATCGCTACCCAGATGGAGCAGAACGAAGGGCTCATCGAGGTCCAGCGTCGGATGCCCCGCCCCGGCGTGCCCGAAGAGCCGCCCGTGCAGAAGCAAAACCCAAGGCGCATCGATTCGTTCGACGCGATGACCTTGGAGGAGTTCGAGCGGCTACGCGCCGAGAACTACGCCCGCACACCCCCGACCCAAGGCCGAGTGATCGGCCCCGAAAAGAGAGGAGACCCGTGACCGAAACTATCGAACTGGCCCGCGTCCTGGTCTCACTCTGGCCGGAGGCCTCTCATCTGGATGAGGGCGTGGAGAAGATCGCCGACAAGGCTGAAAAGCGTTTCGGCCGCTCGGGCAAGGTCATGGGACAGCAGCTCGCATCCGGTCTCGATGAGGGCACCAAGCGAGCCGAGTCCGGCCTCAGAAAGGTCGAGGCGGCCTCCAAAAAGGTGCAGGTTGCCCGGAAGGCCGAAGCCGACGCTGCGGGGCGCCTTGTCGTAGCCGAAACCCGGCTGGAGGACGTACGCAAGAAGTCCAGCGCCTCTGCCGGCCAACGCAAGGCCGCCGAAGAATCAGTCGAACGCGCCCGCCGCGCGCAGGTGCTCGCGGCCGACAATCTGACACGCGCGCTCAGGGACCAACGTCGGGCCCAACAGGACAGCACGGCCGGACACCGCGAATCCGCCGCCGCAGTGAATGTGTTGGGCGGTGCGCTAGGCAGAGCGGGCTCTGCCGCTGATCGCCTTGGCGCGGGGGGCAACGTACTTGGGGCGATGCTGGGCAGGCTGAGCAGCGGTGCGACAGGCCTCGGCGCGGCGCTGGGAACCGCAGAGACAGGGGCAGTGGCTCTCGGCGCGGCGGCGGGCGCCGTCGCGGGCGCTGGGCTCGCTGCGTTGGGCGCCGGGGCTGCCGCCGCCATGAAGCAGCTGTACGACCTCGGCGAGTCGTACGACGAGGTGTTCGACAGGCTGCGCCTCAAGACCGGTGAGACTGGCCCGGCGTTGGAAGGCCTCAAGCAGGCCACGATGGACATAGCAAGCCAAGTACCCCTTACCACTGGGGAAATCGGCTCGATGACCGCTCAAGTCAACAAGGCGCTTGGGCAAACCGGTGACGGTCTCGTTGAGGTCACCACGAATATCGCCAACCTGTCGCGCATCGCCGAGGAACCCATCGACGTACGTCAGCTGGGCAAGGTTTTCAAGGCGTACTCGCTCAAGGACGCGAAAGAACAAGTAGCTGCGCTCAATTCATTCAAGAACGCCTCTCAATCCACACAGATACCCGTCAACGAACTCATCGGGCTGGCTGCAAAGGGCGGCCCGGCCATGCGGCAACTCGGGATGGACCTCGGCAAGGCCACGGCCATGATGGGCGTCTTCGAGGAAGCCGGGATGGAGCCGGAGAAGATCATCGCTCCGCTCACCAAGGGCCTCGGCACCCTCGCCAAGAAGGGGCAGAGCGGACCCGAGGCGTTGCGCACTCTCACCAATGAGATTCAGCGCCTCATCGACGTAGGCGATGAGGCGGGAGCAATCAACCTCGGTAACAAGCTATTTGGTGGACGAGGCGGGTTGCAGTTCGTGGATGCAATCCGGCGTGGAGTCTTCGATGTCAAGAAGCTCGATGAGGCGCTGTCGCATACCGGCACCACGATCCAGGAAGACGTGGACGCCACCGATGACTTCGCGCAGCAGTGGCAGATCCTCAAGAACAAGGCCGCTGGCGCTTTGCAGCCTCTCTCCAGCGAGGTTTTCGACTTCACGAACGAAGCCCTTGGTGGCCTCGGCGATTGGGTGAGCGAGCACCAATCCGACCTCGTGAAGTTCTTCTCGCTCATCGCCGAGGGCGCGGTAGACGCCGGGCGGCACGTCATCATCTTCGCTGCCGACATGATGACAGCGGTCGGCGACATCATCGCCGCCGCAGGCGACGTGGCCGGCACATGGATGCAGCTGCGGGGCGTCTGGGACCAGGTCCTCGGAAACGACGACAAGGCACAGCAGAATTTCAAACGCGCGCAAGACTTCTTTGCCTGGCAGTCGGGACCGGACAGCCTGTTCGAGAAGGCAAAGAAGTGGAAGGACGCCGCCAACAGCGGCGCTGACGAGCTGAACAAGAAGCTCGATGAGGCCGGTAACCAGACCGCCGAAGCACTCAAGTTCACCGAAAAGCTCGGCAAGGCAAAGGTATCCCTCGGTGACGACAAGACGACCATCTACATCGACTCGAACGCCCCTGAGGTCACCGAGAAACTCGCCAAGATCGGCCTCCAGGTCAAGGAGCTGCCTGACGGCAAGTTCGAGGTGAACGCCAACACCGAAGAAGGCCAGAAGACCCTCGACGCGTGGCGGCAGAAGCAAGGCGGCAAGAAGCTCGAAGTCCCCGTCACCGTAGATACCAAGCAGGCACAAGAGGATTGGGACAACTTCAAGAAGAACATCACAGCACCCGCCCCCGCCTCCTCACCACCGCCGGGCGACTGGAGCACCCTGATGTTGCCGCCGCCAGCCGCCCCCCGAGCCAGGGGCGGCATCTACGACGTGTGGGATTCGGTTGCGTCGTTCGCGGGCGGGAAGCTACCCCGCACCGCGATGTTCCAGCCACCGGTCGCTGGCGCCGGGCTGGTGCAGTGGGCCGAACCATCCACAGGCGGTGAGGCATTCATACCCATAAGGGGCGGGAAGCGCTCCATCGACATCTGGGCCAAGACCGGCCAGATGCTCGGCGTGTTCGACCAGGGCGGCTTCAACAACGTCTCCCAGGATGAGCTCAACCGGATGGGCGGCGGCACGGTAAACCTGTCCATCCTGCGGGCTCTGCGCGAATCCAACCCGAGCGCGGTACTCACCAGCGCCAAGACCGATCACGGAGTAGACGGCGGCTACCACCCCAAGGGCATGGCCATCGACGTTGACCCGTCCCGCCGGAACCTGGATGCGCTCTGGTCTATGCGTGACCAGCTCGCACAAATCATCTTCGATGACCCGCAAAAGGTTTGGTACAACGTCAACGGCGAACACGCCGAAGGCCAAGCTGCACGCCGCATCTACGGCGAATCCACGATGAAGCAGCACGGGGATCACATCCATGTGGCTGCCCTGCACGAGATCGGCAGCTATGGGCAGATGCCGGGCGGGGGGCGGCAACAGCAGCAGTCCGTAGGCCTCGGTCAGCTGACCCCGGAATCCAGCCCAGATGACGTTGCCTCGGCGATCCTCGGGGAGGCAACACGTCGCGGGTACAGCCAAGACGAAGCAGTCGCGGTGCTGTCCACCGCGATGCAAGAGTCCGGCCTGAACCCCAAAGCCTCTGGTGGGGGTGGCGCATGGCACGGCGTGTTCCAGCAGGACACCTCCTACATCGGCCGCGACGACCCCAACAAGAACATCGGGGAGTTCTTCAACCGCCTTGATGAAAAGCGCAGTAGCGGAGGCTCATCCAAGGACATCTGGAAGGACATCTTCTGGCTCCAGCAGGCGCCCGGCGCAGCCTCAGCCGAGGCGGCCTACTCCGGTGGCCGGCAGGCATACAAGACGGAGATCCAGTCCAAGAGTGGCGCCGCGTCTGCCGCGTACAGCCGTCTTGGAGGTGGTGGCGGTGGAATCAGCGGCTACGGCTACCAGCGGATGCCCGCCACCCCCGGTTATGACGACGACGGCACGGCGGGCTACTACCGGCCGGATGCGAAGCAGGTCCGGGAAGCGCAGGAGCGCGTCACCGACGCCGATCAGAGGGTGAAAGACGCCGATCTGCGCGTCAAAGAGGCCGAAGCCAAGCAGCGGGAACTCACAGCCGCCGCAACTGATCTGGAAGTCATGCAGGCCCAGAACGCGGTCGATAAGGCCAAGAACGACGCCGCAAAGGCACGTCGCGAAGCAGGGGATGCCCGTGACGACCTCGGCGAAGCACAGCGAGGCAAGTTCACCGCCAACAAGGGAAGCAAGGGGAGTGGACCCGATGGACAGAGCTTCGCGAAGGACATGCTCTCCGGCGCCATGGACGCCCTCGGTTTCGACGGCGAGATATTCAGCAACCCAATGGATTGGGGCATCTGGAAGCTCTTCACCGGAGGCGCGAACTACCTCGGCAGCTTGGCGAAGAACGCCTTCGGCGGCCCGCAGCGGGGGAACTTCCCAGGCCTCGCCGGAGGCCCACTCGGCGGCGAAGACGGCGGCCTCGGCGGCATGAACTTCGGCGACGGGGGAGGCATCTCGTCAGCTGGCGACACCATCGCGTCAGTGCTCCCGCAGGTAAGCGACTTCTTGCCCAACAGCCAGACACAGGCACCGCCGAGCGTCGATCAGTCGATCAACATCACCGGGAACGTGGGAATGGACCCCGCTGCACTGAAATCCGAGATACACACCGAGCAGAACGCGCGCTCGCGCACCTACGCGTCAGGACTGCCGCGACCGTGAGGTTCATCCGGCAGGCAGAGATGGCGGCCTACGACGTATGGGAGAAGCTGCCACCCCGCTTGCAGGGGTTGGAGACCCGCGTCATCTACATCACCCCGGACGGGTACCGCTACGACCTGCACGGCGGTGTCCTCGCTGGCCGGCAGGGCGTACACCTCGCGGAGGAGATCGAGGGCGAGCACCACTGGCCTTTCGAGCTGCTACTCAGCGAGGGCGCCTACGAGCTCGGAACCACGGTCGAGCGCGTCAACATCCTCAAGCGGGAGATCAACCTCGGGGTGAAGATCGGCGGGAAGGGCATCCCGTTCAACGAGTACCAGTACCGGATGGCCGAATCACGCTGGTGGGCAGGCCAAGACGAAGAACGCGATGGGTGGCTCGGTATCTACACCCGGTTCTCCGGCTGGCGCTGGATCAGGGTCCGGCCCGCTAAAACCGTAACCGGCTCGGTCAAGCGTGACCCCGTAGCATTCGGCAACAACTTCGCTACCTGGAACCTGACATGGCTCGCCCAGAAGCCGTACTACAGCAAGCCCTCGCTGTGGTCTACGTGGCAGAACACCCCGGCCAACGCCGCCCAGTATGACGGCAAGGGTGAGGGCACCGTAGCCCTCGCCAACCGGGGCGAGTTGAAGTCGTTCACGCAGTTCATCATTCCTCCCGGCAAGGCATGGGTGGAAGACGGCGACACCGGCCGCATGGTGGAGCTGCCACTCATCACACCGCAAGACGGCTACGTGCTCGTAGATACCGACCCCACCCAGCGGACGCTCACAGCATCAAATGACCCGGTAGACAACATCTTCTACAAGATCGCCCGCCAGTCCAAGATCCTCGACTTCTTCCTGCATGACCTCGCGGCCAGCGGTGAGCCGGTGTGGAAGCGGTTCGACAAGCGGTTCATGGCGGCCATCGCCCCGAAGACCGTCGCGCACATCCGCGTCAAGCATTCCGACCCCAACGCCAAGATCACTGTCCTGCTGCCACAACGCTATAAGAGGTCACGCTAGGTGAGCAGCCTCCTCGACGGCGTCGATACCGGACTGGTAACGGCGCCGCTGGAGTTCACCCGCTGGATGAACGACCAGTTCAAACGGGTCATCGCTGAGAAGGAGAAGCCGGACCCCAGCGACCCCATGTCGCAGTTCCGGTACGTAAAGGGCCGCCGCGACATCATCGAGGCCTCCGCCCGGCAGCGCCCGATGCTCCGCCTGTTCGACAAGAACATGAAGCCGGTCGCGCAGATCGCGGGCGAGCGGATGGCCTCAGTGGAGGAGATGTGGTCCGACTCCGGCCAAGCCAATGTTGTTCTCCGGTACGAGAACTGGCTGACCGACTTCATCCTCCACCAGACGAAGATCCACGAAGACCTCCACCTGGTCGTGGACCCCAACCCGACAGCACCAACATGGCGAACCCGATGGGGCGGGAAGATCACCGGGATCAACGCCAAGCGCGACAGCTCCGGCATTCACACGCTTGAGCTGGAGGCCATCAGCAACCGGCAGCACGCGAAAAACCTTCTGTTCGCAGCGAATCCGATCTTCCCACCCGAGGTCCAGCTGCCCAAGATGTGGGTGCTTCCGGGCAACACCCGCACCATCCTCTCCGCCTCCATGTTCATCAACCTGGCGCGACTGTTCTTCCCGCTGCTGTCGATCCCGACCAACATCTTCAACCCGTTCTCATGGCTCAACGGCGGACTCACCGGACTGGACCCGCTGTCGTGGCCGCTGCAAGTCGCGTTCGTCAACCCCCTGCTTGACCAATCCAGGCTCTCCGTCATCGGCTCCGCGTGGACCGACTGGCACTCCGCAATGGACGACATGCTCAAGGACGCGGGCTGCGGATTCCGTGCCTACACATGGCTGGAAGAGGACGAAGACTCCCCGCACACCGAACTCGTGGACATCGCCCGGGGAACCGTCGCCGAGGACTTCGTAGACCAGGCCACCCGCCCTCACCGGAACTGCATCGTCTTCGCCATCGAGGACAAGTCCGGCGTCACCGGCCCGACAGGCACCGCCGTAGACGGCGTCATCAACCTCATCGGCGCCACGTTGGACGACATGATCACGGAGACGCTGATCAACCTGGACGAGAACCAGGACGGCGAAACAGATCCTCTGTTCCGCAAGCTCTTTGGCGTCGCCCCTGAGAAGCCCAAGACAATCTGGTACGACGGCCAATTCAGCGGGATCATCGAGTCCGAGCGAAGACAGCACAAGGGGCCGGTCAAGACGATCATGACGGGCTCGCGGTCGCCCGCGATCGTCAACCAAGCCCAGACGTTTGCTATCCGCTATGCCCTATCGCAACTAGCCCAGACCATCGCGTTCTACGGCCAAGCTCAAGGCACAGAAGGCCTGGACAACCTGTACCAAGGCCAGCTGGACAATACTTTGCTGGCGTGGATGCGGTTCACCGATCCAACTCGAGCTTTATGGGCCGGTGACATGGCCTGGCAGGAGCATTTCGAGAAGGGCGGCGGCACCGCCTACACCCTCTCCGGTGTCGTGACGCTCCGCGTAGGCCACTACAAAACCCGTGCCTGGCAAGGCTTCACGGTCAAGGTGGTCAATGGACGACCCCACGCCATCGACGTAGACGTTGGGCTCGGTGACCGGGCCGGGTTCGAGCAGCACGGAATCATCTTCACGGACCAGATCACCGCGATAAAGCGGACGTGGTCCCGCCAAGACCCGGTAACTGTGTCCCTCGCGATCGGCGACGACAACGACAAAGAAGACCCCGCAGCGCGGGGTCTTCGTGCGTTGCAGGCCGTTTGGACAACCCTGTCCCACTTCCTCGGCGAAGGGACCATCTTTTGACCGATCAGCACACCCTCCAGATGTCCGCCCGCGACCAAGCTGTCTGCGCGGAAGCCGACGAATGCGAGGCATGGGATATCCCGGCGGACATACAGATTGGGCTCGACGCCGGGCTCGACTTGGAGAAGGCGCAGCGAGTGGCCGCGATGCGCGATATTCAGCGCGCCTACCTGGAGCTGTTGGAGGTCATGGAGTACCCGGTTGATCAGAACGGCCGGACCCACGACCTGAACATTCTCATGGCCGGCAGCGACGACCAGGTGACCCAGTCCACGCCGATGGCTATCGCGTGGACCGCTGCCCTGTACGGGTTCCGGCGTTCCGCTGAGCCCCTTATCAAGAAGCGCCGGTTCACCAACCTGGAAGGCGTCTACCCGAACGCCTGCACCTGGGTGGATGTGAAGGCGCCCGATGACGCCGAACGCGACCTCCAGCCAGGCGATTACAGCGCAGACCGGCTCCGGCCGCCGGACGTGCGCGGCCTCGCGGCCCGCCGCGACGGCGAAGGCCCAATGGTGATGTCCCAGTGGCACACAAAGGCCGAGGTCCGCTACACCGACGAACCCCGACCCGAGGAGAGCTGATGTCAGCACCCGTGATTCAGCCGCTTGGCCTGATGCAGTACCTCAAGTCGCTCACCACCACGACGCACATCTATGCCGTGGTCGGGGACGGGGAAACCCCGGACGGGCATGTCGCGACGATGGAGATTGCGGGCGACCAAGCAACGCTGGTCATCCCGGCGCTCGTCGGACCGCAAGGCCCTGCCGGTGAGCACGCTTTCGCCTTGCGGCTGCAGGTTTCTACCATTGACGACCCCGAAGACCTGCCCACCAACCTGACGAACACCGATGACGACATCGGCAAGTACTGGGTCATCAACCAGTACGAAGTTGTCAACGAGGTCCAAACCGTCACCGTTACCGGCGGCCCAACGTCATTCATCCTGAACTACGACGGGCTACCCACGGCCTCTATCGCGGGAGGCGCTACCTCCGCCGCTGTGCAAGCCGCTCTCGAAGCGCTGGCCAACATCGCGCCAGGCGATGTCGCTGTGGCCGGTGTCGCGGGCGGCCCCTACGCGGTGACCTTCACCGGCACGAAGGCTGGACTCAACCAGCCGCCCATCACCGGGGCCGCGACCGGCGGCACCTCCTCAGCGGTGAATGTGGTCACCAACCAGCAGGGCGGCACCAACCTCATCGGCTCACGCGCCTACGTGTGGTTCGGGGATCACTACCGCGTCATCATGATGGGCACCGAAGGCCCGCCGGGGCCGGTCCCGCTCATCACCTGGGGTGTAGAGCTTCTGGACCCGGACGGCGGCGTCGAGTCCTACATGTCGCAGTCGGGCAGCCCCTACGCTCCATCGGTCATTGCGCACCTGGCAGTGCCGCGCGGCCCGCAGGGTCCTGCCGGCAATCTGTCGCAGTCCCCGGATGTGGACATGTCCACCCCGCCTTCGCATCTCCAGGTGCTCGCGTTCGACGCGAACATTCTGCCCGGCGGCAAGTGGCGACCGATGTCCATCGGCGCGATCATCCCCCGGCCCTACACGGTGCCCGAGGCGGCGTTCACGAACTACCAGGGCATCTCCACCCGCGCACCCATCGGATCGTTCGCGGTACCGGCCCAGCCGTTCCCGTGGAAGCCAATCGTGTTTGGGCACATCAAGGCCACCGGCTTGGAGCTGGACTCCGATCCGCTGATCATCGGCTGCGAGATCAGGCTCGGCCACCCCACCTCCGGCCAGCTGATTGCCCGCGGATTCGGAAACACGGCCTCCTGGGCGCACATGATGCCCCACGCCTCCAGCACTGCTGATCCAACCATCGCGATCACCCCGGACAACTCGTACGCGCTGGTCCCCGCGAACCACACTGGGGTACAAGGCACTCTGTACGTCAACCTGTACAACGACGGCCTCGCTGGGGCGTACCAGTTCAACAAGGCGAACGCCCAGCTGTACGTCCAGGTGACGCCGGTCTAATGCCCCGCGCGGTCGATCTAGTCCCACAGGGATTCAAGGCCGACTACGACCCCACCAATCAGCTTGCGCAGGACCCAGCCTCAGTGTTGGGCAAGAACGTCAAGGATGTCGGCAAGGCCATCGCGCAGCTCAACGAGAAGGTCCAGGCCGAACTCAAACGGCTCATCGACACCCTCCTCGGCATCGCGGCCAACCCGATACCGGAGATCGTGGGCTGGCTGGAGGACTTCCAGAACTCCCTCTCGAACGTGCTGTCGTGGATCAAGCCGGGCCTCCTGCCGCTGATTCCGCTGTCACAGATCGGGGAGTGGTTCCCGAACCTGATACTCAACGGCGGTTTCGATGACGCGAAAACCCTTCAAGACAACCCCGATTGGTCATGGGACGGCACGGTAGGGCGCTCCGGGCCGCTCGGCTCAGTGAAGACCGTCGTCTCCGGTGTCATGAAGATCCTGCACTCCAACGACATCCCGGTAGTCGCGGGGCAGAAGATGACGCTGGAGTCGTGGGCGCAGTGGTCCAGCTTCTCCGCGCCAGCCGGAACCAACCCGATACGGCTCATCGCCTCGCACTACCTGAACGGCGCCCCAGTGATGTCCGGCGGACAACCCGTCCGAACCGTCATAGCCTCGTTCCAGCCGTCCACCGCCGACTCAACAACTTGGGAACACCTCACTGGCTCCTTCCCGGTACCAGCAGGCGTGGACGCCATTCGGGTCAGCCTGCAGGTAACAGCAGACGCCACAGCCGGTCTCGTCTGGTTCGATGACGCGAACGCCATCAAGGTCGGCAAGCTACCGCTGGACTACGTGCAAGACCTCGTCGGGCAGCTGCAGCAGTTCACCGACGATATAGGCGAGGCCTTCAACCAGCTCGCTGAAAAGGTTGGGCTGGACCGCTTCAAGGAGTTCTTCGACACTGTCGGCGGGAAGATCAATGCCGAAATCTCTGACATCACAGGCCGCCTCCAAGCGATAGGCGCGGACGGCAAGATCGACGCCGCAGAGGTCCTCGGACTCCTTGGCCTCGGCAACATCCCGCTTCTGCCACAGAACAAGGTTACTGACCTACCCGACCTGAATGCCCAGCTCAACCAAATCCGTGACATCTTCGCGGGTCTTGTTGTCACGCCGATCAACTCGACAATCCAGTCAGTCAAAGACTGGTTCACGGGCAACAACAACAAGACTCAGGGGCTCAACAGCTCAGGGCAGCTGGCCGGTTCTGCGATCACGGGACTGATCAGCGAAGCAGCAACGGGCATCGGATCGCTCAAGGACGGCATCGTCAACGCGGCGACCGGGCAGAACGGCAGCGGCTTCGATCTGGTGGCGGTCATGAACAGCCTCATCGGGGTCAAGCAGATCGCGGACCAAGCGGGGGCCGCCGCAGCGGCGGCCAACGCGCAGCTCGCGAAATCGCAGGGGCAGCAGAATGCAGCCGGGGGTGGCCTCAACTACACGACGGTCTTCGGCGGCGCCGATGGTGCCGCACTTCCCGCCGTGTTCACCGGCTCGGATCTGAAAGTGCGTGGCAACAACGGCTACGCCGGTATCGCCGCTTCCAAGCCAGACGGCACGTATGTTGTCACCTGCAACAAGCAGTACAGCACCGATGATCAGAGTCTCGCGGTGGTGTTGGGCGATCAAGGCGGATCACTCAACGCGCCGGAATACCATCTGTTCCACTCAGATTCGGGATACACGGCGGGTGCGTGCCTCAAGATCGACAACGCTAGCGCCACCATCGGTAGCTACACCCGATCAGGCGCCAGCATCACATTCACGGCGTTCTCCGGTGGTACCTGGTCGGGGGCCCTGGGGCAAGGCTCCCTGGTGGAGGTACACAACGTCGGCACGACATGGACGCTGGCCGTCAATGGCAACACGGTCCTCTCGGTCACCTCTTCTGCGGTGACGTTCGGCGCCAGCACCCGATACGGTGGCGGTTTCGTCATGCAACGCGCCACCGTGAGCAACGGGTGGTTCCAAGGCACCACCACCTACGACAGCTTCCGGGTCGCGGCGATCACCTTGTCGGACTATGTCGATCCCGTATATCTGGGCTCCGGCGCCACCATGGCACGCACCAGCGCGACAAACGTCACAATCGCAACCGGCACAACGGTGTTGCCGAACAGCTTCTACTCGGTGGTTCAGTCCGCGACCCCCGACATCGCATGCAACTTGACCAACGGCACCATGACGGTATCGCTGAGCGGATGGTATCTGGCGAAGCTATCCACCAAGTCGAATATCTTCACGAACTCGACCAATAGCTCAGGACAGGCGAACCCGGCGATCTTCGTCAATAGCACCACAACACCATCGAAAATTGGTTTACCACAGCAGTATTCGCGGTCAAACTCCAGCGACGGCAGCGTAGACTTGACCATTCCCGTCCTGTCATTGTCGGACTCATTTGTCATTTACCTCAACGCCGGGGGCGTTGTGCGCGGCGGTCAAGTCCTCGGGTCCAATGCGAGCACTCGGCAAGTCACCGGAGATTCGGCCGGTACCGCGACCTATCTGTCTCTGGCCTTGCTCAACCGCAGCCAAATCTAAAGGGGCAACAATGACTTTCGAGCAGGGCAAGTTTGGGTTTATCAAAGCTAAGGGCCTTGATGGGTCGGACGTGTGGTTCAAGCCACTGAACCTGAGCATGCGCAACGACTCGGGCGGCGTCGAATTGGTATTCGCGGGTCCATACACACTGACAGTTCAAGGCAGCGTCGAGGAGTATCTCGAATTCCTCGACCCCACCCCCGTTGCCGAGGAATAGATGCCCTGGTCCCCCAATCCGCCAGCGGAACCCCCAGACCCGCAGCGGAGTTGGTGGAAGGACCCACCCATCGACCCGCCGAAAGCGTCCCAGAGCTGGTTCTGGATACCCGAGCGGCTAGGGACGTTCCACGCCGAAGGCCAGATGGCCGCCCAGGTCGGGCAGGTGTACACAATCGGCGCCGATATGGCGGGCGCGGGCAACTTGTCTGCCGGAGTCTCCCAGATATACAGCCTCACCGCTCAGTTCGCGGGCGCGGGCGCCCTCACAGCTGATATCCGGCAGACCTACACACGACAAGCCGATATGTCCGGTGCCGGAACCATGTCCGCCGATGCAAGGGTCCGGCTCGACCGCAGCGCGCAGCTCGCCGCTGCGGGCACGCTCACCGTGCAGCTGCTCCAACAGTTCCTCCGGCCGGCAGGAGCCACGGCGACTGGCACGATGGCCGCGCAGATGTCACAGGCGTACGCCCTCGGAGCAGCCCTCACCGGGGTAGGCACACTCGCTGCCCAAGTCGCCCAGAAATACCAACTCAGCGCCCCTCTCGCAGGCGTCGGGACAATGGCCTGTTCCGCAGCATTCCCCGCAATGTCTCCGGCCACACAGACATTCAGCAGCACCGGCTCCGCCACCTACAACATCCCCTACTGGTGTCGCTACATAGATGTCGTCTTCATCAGCGGTGGGGCATCCGGCCAAACAGGCAACGGCGCAGTCAACACCGCCGGTAAGGGAGGCAACCCGGGCCAGTGGCAAGGCGTGCGGTTGGAGCGCGGCGTCGATATCCCCTGGACCGCAACCACACTAACCATCAATGTCGGGGCAGGCGGGGCGCGGCCCGCCAACAGCGACAACGCCGGTCCCACCGCAGGCGCCAACACCGTACTGACCTACCAGAACCTTGCGGGCCAAACCGTCACCGTCACCGCAACAGGCGGAAGCGGCACCCAGTCCGGCCAGAACGGCGGCAGCCCAGGCAACTTCACCTTTCAAGGGGTCGGCTACACGGGCGGCAACGGCGGAACAGGCAACGCAGGAGCTGGAGCCCAGCCCGGCGCCGGGGGCGCGGGCGGCAACGGCGGAATCTTCGGCTCACGCACCCAAGGCGGACTAGGCGGCAACGGCCAAGCCTGGTGCCGCGCATACCAATAGACAACGGAGGCAACCCACGTGGCAATACAAGTACCCCAGACGCGCCAATCACTCGCCGACGCGTGGAAAGCCCTCGGCAACTGGATCGGCTCGGCAACCGCATCACCGGGAACCTCGCAAACACCCGCGAATGAATCGACCGGCGGCGGCTACGCACGCGCCCAAACCACCTGGACATCCGGGTCCGGCGGCGCGGTAACCGGCTCAGCGGTAACCATCCCGGTCCCTGCATCCACCATCAACTACGCCATCTTGGCGTCTGCATCGGCGGTCGGTGCCGCCAACATGATCGACAACTGCGCCGTCACCCAAGCCATCTTTTCCACCGCCGGAAACCTGGTACTCACGCCCTCGCTGGGCGTGGCGTGACCGCCCCATCGAAAGCCGATGGCCTGCTCCAGATCGTTGTCTGGCCGGTGTATATCGGGTTGGCCCTGGAGGACGGGCGTGAACCGTTACACCCGGACTACCAGCGCGGCCAGATCAGCTGGCAGCCAACCCCTGGCGGCACCATAGAGGGTTCGGCAGTCGTCCATGCCCCCGCAGGCCGGTACCCGTTCTTCACCTACTGGATGGAGCCGGTAGGCGGCGCCCCGGTGGGAATGTCGCAACCCGAGCATCCCCTGGTATTCGACATTCGGACCTTGGTCGATATCCGCCCCATCAAGAACGGAGACCTGTTCGTCTCCAACGAGATACAACGCGCAGGAACGTGATCCGGGAAGTACTCGCCCTCTGCGACGAGTACGGAACCGATCTACCCGCCTTCAATGAAGGCCACCCCGAGGACCGCTGCCCGATCTGCGAGCGGCCCGTTGTTGATCACCCCTGCCGGGCCGGAAACGCCGCGAAGTGGCCCCACCGCCGTGCGGTCCTGTTCAGCGCCCTAGTCCTGTGGCGTCTCCCCTAAAACGACTGGAGAACAACATGATAGGCACCCCGAACCCTTCCAAGGTGCTCGTGATAGCCGGAGGCGTCGCTATCGGCGCCCTCCTAGGCGTGGCGCTGGGTGTCGCGCTTTTCGTGTACGAATCCAAGCACGACATGGAAGCGAACTACTAATGATCACCGAAAACGGTTGGCCCTCATGCAGTATCGCGGAATGCGACACCAACCCCATCCCCGGAACAGATGTAGGAATCCCGCTCCAACGAGGTATCCCAAACGTCATCTTGAAGACGTTCGCCGCAGACCTCAACGCCCGTATCGAATCCGTATACAACGCGCGAGGTGGAACAGACGAAGGCGGATGGACACCCACCAACAGCGTCGCCACGTCAAACCACCTGGGCGGAACAGCCTTTGACTACAACTGGACCGATCACCCCATGGGGCCGGAGGCCAGCGACCCAGCCGCCGGGTGGAAGGGCTCCAGCCTGATCCACGGCGACCAAGTACCCGCGATACGTGACCTGCTCAAGTTCTACACCTACAAGGGTGTGCAGCTCGTGTTTTGGGGCAACGACTGGTCCACCCCCAAGGACAGCATGCACTTCCAGATGGGGTACGGAACCTACGCCAACCAAGACCTCTGCCGCGAGTTCATAGCGAAGTTCATTCGCGCTGACGGCTTCTCGACGTACAAACGGGGAACCACTGACGGCAGCTGGAACGCTCAGGTATTGGCCGAGGCCACCGGCCTGCCTATCGCCAGAGCGGCGGAGATCCTGCCGCAGGTGGCCGAGGGCCTACGCCTGAGCGAATGCGTGAGTCCCCGCCGCATCGCAATGTGGCTCGCTCAGATAGGCCATGAGTCAGACAACTTCAACGCCACAGAAGAGTACGAGAAGGGCGACGGGGGAGCCACAGAGCGGTGGAAATACCTCGGGCGCACCTGGATTCAGATCACCTGGCGCGAGAACTACGCGGCATTCTCCCGATGGGCTTTCCAGAATGGCCTCATCCCCACGCCCACTTACTTCGTGGACCGACCCCGCGAGCTTGCCGAACTCCAGTACGCGGGTATTGGCCCGGCCTGGTACTGGACCGTGGCCCGGGCCAACATCAACACCCTCTGCGACCGAGCCGATCTCAACGGCGTCACCTACCTCATCAACGGCGGCTACAACGGCCTGCCCGATCGCCAAACCCGGTACAACCGCGCAATCGCGTTGGGTGACCGGTTACTCGAACTCATCCAGGAAGGAGACGACATGGCCCAAGTGCCACAAGACCAATGGGATCGCGTATTCCGGGAGCAGACCCAGGAACACGAATCCCTCTCCGGGTATCGCGACCCCGGCGAAGGGAACATCGGCACCTGGTGCCGGATCGACCGCAACAAGGACCTGATGTTGCACGAGCTGTACACCGAGTGGAAGGCCGTTCAGGTCGGCGATCTGGATTCCATTCGGCGCCTTGTCCGCTCGGCAGCGGGGCTCGGCGCGAACACTTCGCCCGAGTTCATCGCCAACGCCAAGCGGATGTTGAAGAAGGTTCCTGCCGACTACCTCCAGGAGGGCCTTGCCTACCTGGAGTCAACGAATCCCGAACTACTACACGCGTTTATCTCGCAGAACGGAGCTTCGTCATGACCGACAAAATTCGCCAGTACTACTACCTGTTCTCCGGCCTGGTTGGCGCGGTGGTGCCAATCCTGATCGCGCTCGGTGTCCTGAGCACCGACCAAGGGGGCCAATGGAACAACCTCGTGGTCACCCTCGGCACCCTGATCGGCGCTGTCGGTTCCGGCACGGCGGGCGTCATCTTGGGCAAGCAGCTCAAGAAAGGAATCCACGACCCGGCTGCCTCACCCGTGGATCAAGTCCTCAACGGTATCCCGGTCCTGATCGACACAGCTGCGCAAGCGCAGGCTGACCTCGACCGCGTGAAGAAGGTAGCCAGTGACGCGTTCGGCAGCGTTCCCGGTGTCGGCCCGCTGGCGAAGCAGGCACTCGACCAGATCTTGCCGGGCAACTGATGCCACTCAAGGTCGGATCGAACGGCCTCGTCACTGCGGCCTGGCAGAAGACGATGGTCAACCGATACCGGGGATATGCGCTCGCGGCGGACGGCAGCACGTTGAAGGTGGACTCGTACTTCGGCTACGACGACGACAAGGTGCAGCGCGAATACCAGAGCCGCACCAGGCAACCCCAGACGGGTGTGGTCACCGATGCAGACCTGCACCGCCTCGGCATCTTCCCGACCTTGTTCTCTATCCACGGGACAGGGCAGGCCGACCCGTTCGGTATCGGCCTGCCGGCGGACGCCGCGCGGGAATGCCTGGACCTGTTCTGGTGGCAGCCGGTCGGAAACTACCCGGCGACTGCCGTACCCATGGACGGTTCGGTGAACGATGGCGAGGCGGAGCTATTCCGCCTCATCAATGACCGGAGCATCTGCCCCGGCCCGTTCGCGATGTTCGACTACAGCCAGGGCAGCATCGTCGGCGGACGCATCCGTAACCGGCTCCGCGCTGGCGACCCCCACCCCCGGTACAAGGACTTCATCGCGGCTGCCAGTTGGGGCAATCCAATGCGGCCCTCCGGGGCCTACGCGGGCAACACCGACCCCGGCGGACACGGCATCGACCCGCAGTTGGAACTCGCCGAGGAGTCGTACTGCATCAACCTGGCGCAGCGCGGCGACCTGTACACCACCTGCCCGGACGGCGATGTCGGCGAAATGGAACGCGCCATCTTCAACGCGGTGTTCCGCCGCTGGACCGGCAAAGACACTGTGCCAGAACAGCTGTTGGAACTGATCACCAATCCCGGCCGCGAGATTCCCGCATTGGCTAAGGCCATCTGGAACGGCGGCCTGTTCGTGGCTCGCGGTACCGGCCCGCACGTCACCTACCACCTGAACGAATGCCCAGGAACAGGAATGACTTACTGGCAGTACGGCATCCAACATATGCGTGACGTGGCGACCAAGCGCCTGGAAGCGCTGGTGGCCGCGTAGATGAGGGCGATGTGGCGGCTGTTCAACCGCCCCGGAGAGGATTACATGTTCGCCATCGGGCCGATGTCGCCCCTCCTGAATAGCCCTGACGATTTCATGTTCGCCGGGGCGTTCCTCTTCCTCGCAATCACCGTGGTGTGGGCGATCATGACTGACCGTCTGGTGCCAAAAGGTGCCGTGGACAGGCTCGTCGCCTCCAAGGACGACGAGATCGAATACCTCCGCGAAGCGACCAAGAATCTGGTCGGAGCCGTGGACAAGTACGCGGCCCCGGCGCAGCTCGCGGTGAGAGCGATTGAGTCTATTCAGCAGGAGCGGCCATGAAATGGCGAAACCTGATGTGGGGGAAGCGGCTCCGCCCGGACGAGGCCGGGGTGGAGGATGCGCTGGCGCAGCGACACGACGCGCAGCAGCGGTTGGACCAGGCCGCAGAAATTGAGCGCCGCGCCGAAATGCTCATGGAGAGCAACGGGTTTGCGGAAGCGTGGGAACGGACCATGAGACGGAGGCTGGCAAGATGAGGAATCCGGTACGCCTACGGCACGCGGCGATGGTCGCGGCGTTGGCCTTCGTACCGACGATCTGGCTGAACCCAGAGACCGTGGCCGATGTCGCGCTCACGGTGGCGGCGACGTTCTCTTGGATGTTCACCCTCCTGTACGTGCTTCGGTCGGCCTGGTGGGTGAGGCCCCTCGGGCGGGTTACGGTGAGCATCTACCTCGCGTTGTCGCTAGTGCTCACACAGAATTCGGTCTCCGTTTGGTGGGGACAGGACTACCCGTGGCGGGGTCAGGTACGCGGCGTCCTATACGTCGGGCTGGGCTACGCGCTCGTCAAGCTGATAGTGGCGCTACGGCGTATTCAAACCCGCACATGACACGGTGACCGCCCTCAGCTGATCTCGTTCCAGTTGGTCCGCCCTCTGGCCTTCGGGCCGGGGGGCGGACTTCGTTCGTTTGCTGATAGGTAAAGCGGGCTATACTTCGCCGCATGGTGCGTGAGCGGAAGCTGAGCGAGGAGCAGGTGGCACACCTGGAACTCATCGCCCGCCGTCGTGCGCGCCGCGAGAGCGCTGAGTCGCTGCTCATTGAAGCGATCAAGGATGGCCAGAACCTCGGCCTGACCCAGCCTGAGATTGGTGAGGCCGCTGGCCTGACCAAGCAGCGCGTTGGGCAGATCTGGCGCGGCACCCGGTAACCACCGGCCCGGCTAGCTCCTGTTATCGCCCCTCCCCGTCGCGTAGCGAGACAACCCTTTCTTGACTGGTTGAACGCTGCACGTGGGCAAATTCAGAGATGGCTATCTAGCCACCTGGGTAAATAGATTATTTATGCAGCGGACGAGCGCTATGTCGGTAAAGCGCGCTATACTTTTGAAGTCAGTCTAGCGAATGGTTCGCTGCCTCGCTGAATACTCGAAAGGAATGCTCAGATGACCGCTCCCGCCACCCTCCCGGCCCTCCCGCAACGCACCCTCCGCCGGGGCGACCTCGCCTCCTTGGTGGAACTTCTCCAACACCAGCACGCCCACAAGGCCGACCTCGTGGTCCCGATGTCCCGTATCCACTTCGAGCACGGCGAACTCATCCTCGACGGCTTCGAGCCCCACATCGATGAGCGCGGGGTGACCGAGGTAAACGGCGCGTTCCGCATGACCGGACTGGCCGACGCTCAGCTGGGGAACGTGCTCGACATCCCCACCAAGTACGTACGCAAGCTGCGCGCGCAGCACGTCGAGCTGCTGGACACCAACTTCAACGAGTTGGCCATCATGGCCGATCCCGAGAAGAAGGTTCTCGTCCGCACCCTCTACGGCACCGACCCCCTCTACCCCGATTCGAACGGAATCGTCCGCGCGGTGCTCTCGGACAAGTACGGCATCCGCGACAACCTCGACACCGTGCTCGCGCTGCTGGACGGGATGCAGGCTGCCGGTCTCAACGAGACCCACATCCGCAGCTGCGACCTCACCGATGACCGGCTGTATCTCCGCGTCACGGCCCGCGAGTACGGCGTTCAAGCGGAGAAGCTGCTGGAGAACTACCGCTCACCGTTCCAGGGCACCGGCCACGGTGGCGAGGCCGCCGAGAACCCCAAGCTGGTTTACGCGGGCCTCCTCGTCACCAACAGCGAAACCGGTGGCGGCGCACTCACCATCACCCCAGAGCTGCGGGTCCTGGTGTGCGACAACGGCATGACCATCAACGCCGACGCGATGCGGAAGGTCCACCTCGGTAAGAAGCTCGATGAAGGCCAGATCGAATGGTCCACCGAGACCATCGACGCATCGAACGAGCTCGTCAAGCAGCAGGTCAAGGACGCAGTCACCTCGTTCATGAACGTGGACTACGTCACCCGCACCGTCGCCAAGCTGGAGCAGACAAGCGCTGTCCCACTGGAAGACGCGCAGGGCACCATCGAGACTGTGGGCAAGAAGCTGGCCTACTCGCAGGACGAGATGAAGGGCATCCTGGACCACTTCATCAAGGGCGGCCAGCTCACGGCTGGCGGAGTGATGCACGCGGTCACCTCGTACGCTCAAGAGATCGAGGACGTTGACCGCTCCAACGACTTCGCCGCCACCGGGGTAGACGCGATGCTCGCCGCAGCTCGCCGGTAACCAGACAAGCAAGAACTGGAAGGGAATTGAGAGAAATGACCGCTAACACGTTGAACGTGGCACCGGACACCGCAGGCCTCATCAGGTGGGCGCGCAAGGTGCTCGCCGAGGCACCGGACGGGAGCGAGGACGCTCGTGTCGCCCGTGAGGTTCTGGCGGAGTGCGGGGTCACCGACCTCGATTAGAAGGTCCCGCTGTGCGAGGGGGTCAGCCCGTTACGGGCTGACCCCCTCTGTCGTTTGGAGAGGGTGCTACCTGATTCGAGTGTCCGGGCAATACGCGCGGCCCGCCGCGCCAGCCAAGAGCGCAGCTTGCTCCTGGGAGATCTTCGGGTAGCTCTGGACGATGCCCTTCACGGCGGCGGCCAAGTCATTGTCTGGCCGCTCCTCGAACCAATCACAGACCCTGTGTCCCAGTGCGATCGACTGCGCGCGGCTGCCCACGTTGATGTCGTGCTGCACAAGCACGGCCATGAACGCCTGGTCGTTAGGGTCGCCCTCCTCCGGGGTTACGGAAGTTGGTTGCGCCGTCACGGTGACAGTTTCCCGCGCCGCCGCCGGTACCGACACGATCACCGACGTGACGACCGTGCTTCCGCCGGCAGCAGTTTGGCCGGCAGGCTGACTGCATCCAGCCAGCGCCACCGCTGAGAGCGCACACAAGGCGAGTTTCCGCAGGTCCATAGCGGTTAAGGTACTAGCGACACCGCATGACTGGCTAGTGTCGCGGCGCTTGCCGCAACAACGACCCCGGCTGCAGAACTCGCCCATCGCGTCCAAGGTCGCGGGCTGGTGTCAGTAGCGGCGAGCATCGTCTCCCGCATCTCGTCGTCATCGACCGCAGTGTAGATCTGCGTGGTGGCGACGCTCGCATGCCCGAGGAGCTGCTGGAGGGCGCGGAGGTTCCGGGTGCGCTGGTATGCGCGGGTAGAGAACCGGTGCCGCAGCTTATGCATCGTCCAAACCCCCGGCATCGCTGCTGCGCAGAGCTTTCCGACCCACCGTGCGGAGAGGTGGCCGCCATCGGCCCCAGGGAACAAGAATCCTCGGTTGCCGTGACCGGGGGTGTGGCCGCCCGGCCCGGCGAGGATCATCGCTGCGATCTCGTCTGAGATCGGGATCAGGCGGTCCTTGGCCCCCTTGCCGTGCACGAGCAGCTGGTACCCGGAGAAGCCCTCCCGGAGGTCATCGGTGTGGACTTGTGCGACTTCGGCCCGTCGAAGCCCGGCCCCGCAAGCGAGGTGCAGCATGACCGTGGTTCTGGCGTCGGCCGCGAGGAGCGCTTCTTTCCAGATGCGGTCAGGTGCGGGGTTCGGCGTGGGTTGCCCCGGCTTCACTGGCGGCAGTTTCGTGGATGGGTCGATTGGTATGTGGCCTGCTGCGTGGGCCCAGCCAAAGAATTTCGTCGCTGAGGTGCGATAGCCGCGCCGGGTCTCTTGAGCCCACTGGGTTTGGTGCGCGAACCACACCTCGAGTAGATCGTGTGTCACTCCCTCGGGCGGAACCGCCAAGGATCTGGCGATCCGGTTCATGTGGGACATCCGGGTGCCGATGGTGGTCTTCGGGTATCCGGCTGCCTGGAGTGCGAGCCGATACCGGTCAACGAGTGGCTGCCACTCATGAGGGACGGGGAGCGGTTGTGGGCCTGAGCTCATCGTTGCGGCCCCCTCGCCCTGGCGTGGGCGCCAATATAGTGCTGCGAATACCCCTGTACCACAAGACTTTCCAACATTATTGCAAGCCCCCTTGCTTGAAAGTAGCGCCTCCCCGACGTGACTAGAAAACGGACGATAGCTGGGGTTATTAATAAACGCCAGAGATTCTGGTAATTTGCGTTTATTCTGTTACACGTGCGCCAACACCCCTTGTCCCGTGCCGTCAGTGCTGTCCTCCGCGCCATCGCCGCGAAGAAGCAGATCGACCAGCACACCATCGCCAAGCGCACCGGCTACACCGCCGACAAGGTGTCGCGGCTGCTGGGGTCGCGCCGTACCGGTACGCAGCCAATCGGACTTGACGACGCAGACCTGATCGCCAACGCCCTGGATGCCGATCTCATGGAGGTCATCGCGGAAGCTATCCGCGATACCCCCGACCGGCCTAAGAGGCGGCCAACCGCTGCTGAGATCTTCGAGAAAGGTTTCTGATGGACCCACTCGGCACTGCGTGCGCTGTGGTTCTTGCGCTCTCGGCGCTCTACCGGACGGTCGTACGTGCGCCGTGGCTGCTGACTATCGGGCTGTGGGTGACCAGCGTTTCGCAGCTCGTCAGCGCGCTCGTCACGACCCTGGACCCGCCGCTGATGGAATTGACTGGCTTGGCGAACTTGTCGCAAATCATCACCTACGTGCTCATGGTGGCTTCCTCGTACATCTTCGCGCGCACCACATGCGAGGTCGCAGGTCTCAATACTCTTTGGGCACTGGTGATTACATGGGCATCGATCATCGGCATGAGCGCCGTGTACCTGATCACCAACCTCTCCACCACCCCGAGCCTCGTGGTCGAGACGATCCCCGGGCCGCCGAGCTACGTGTTCTCGTGGCTGCTTTCGGCCGGTCTGCTGCCCACCCATATCGCCGCCGTCATCGGCGCGAGAAGGGGTCACCAGAACCGAGTACTGTTCTGGCTCTTCGGAATTTACGGTCTGGTTGGTGCCCTCTACCCGCTGCTCATGATCGTGGATCGCGTCGATATGTACACGCTTCGCTGGTCGCTGGAGGCCACCTACCCAATCGTCTGGACGATCCAGCTCGTCAGCTTCACGGCGCTGTCGTTGGCCGGTGTGGTCGGAGCCCGGCGGCACGCCCAGTCCGGCGAGGATGCGGCTTAGGCTCACGCCGCGCCCGCATCGAGGCCCGCACGGTCCGGGTGAGAGGCGGCTGGTGCGTGGCGTGTTGGCGTGTGGCGTCGCGCCCTGCGATACTCGCCCAGATCAGTGATGGCGCTATCGGAAGACGCAGGCGACTTGGGAACCCCTAACCAGAAGGTTAGGGGTTCGAATCCCTTCGGGCGCACATCAGGTCCATCCGGGCCACTGCCGTCAGGCCGACCAGTCAACAGCCGCATTGGGGACACCCCCAGTGCGGCTGCATACTTTTCAACCTCAGCCAGGTCGATGGGGTATTCGCCTGAGAGCCGCCGCGACATGCTCGCGGTGTTCGTCTCCAGCATCTTGGCGAACTTGGCCTGAGAGATGCGCTTCTCCCCGAGCAGCCCCCGGATTCGGCGGGCCACTGTCTGGGACAGGGTCTCGTTCGGAACCGAATACAACGTACTCATAGCGCTCATGATAGCCGTCTAGCGGTCGTGGTGAAAGTTAAAGCTAACTAAACGACCGGAAAAGTAACTCACACCTCACTTAAACCGGCGCGCCGTATCTCCAAACGGTAGCGCCGTTACTTGCTATGAGTTATCGTTACGCTGTGAGTAACGTTCTGACGTTGGATGAAATGGTTGGTGCGACCATCCGAGCCGAGCTCGCCCGCCGCCGCTTCACCGCCACTGACGCCGCCGTTCCCCTCCGCCGCACCCGGCAGTACGTAAGTCGCCGACTCACAGGGGAATTGAGCTTCACCCTTGCCGACCTCGACGGCATCGCCCGGTTTCTGGGCATCTCCATCACCTCTCTTCTGCCCGACTCTGCCTCCAAGGCCGCATGATGTCCGCCGTCTCCGTGACCGCGATGTCGCCGAGTGACGCGCGGGCACTCACCGAGAGCATCCGCAGCTCCGTCAATCGCGTCTGGGACCTCATAGCTAAGGCATACACCCAGCGGGCATGGGCCGTCCTCGGATATCCGTCCTGGGACGTGTACTGCGAGCGCGAGTTCGCCTCCACCTGGTTCAAGCTGCCCCGCGAGACCCGCGCCGAGGTAGTGCTGTCTCTCCGCGACTCCGGGCTCTCCACACGCGCCATCGCGGCGGCAACCGGGGTCAGCCAGAGCACCGTGCAACGCGAACTCCCCGCACCCCCTACTGAGTCAAATGACTCAGTAGCACCCGTCACCGGCACCAACGGCAAGGCCTACCAGCCGACCCAGCCGGTACGGCCCACGCTGACGGTTGTCCCAGACCTCCCGAATGAGCCCCCGGCGGCTGCCAATGCTGCGCCTCCCCCCGCGCAGGCGGCCACGGGCGCTCCCACGGTCTCGGAGGTGAGCGCTCCCCCCGCTGCCGCCACCTTCGAGACCGTGGAGAGCCTCGCCAAGTGCGTGTGCGGATCCACCATGACCCTCTACTCCGGGGCGGCAGACGAAGACCGCTTGGCACTCCAGGACTGGCGCGACGAGCACCAGTCCTGCGTGCTCCCCACGCCCGCCGCCCCCGTCCCGGTTCCCGTGCCCACGCCCCGCCGGAAGCCGATCACAGACTCCTTCGCCGAAGCCACCACGGCCATGACGAAGGCGGTGAAGCGGGTAGAGGCACTGGCAGCTGACGACCGCTTCGACAAGAACGCGGACCAAATCGCCATCTACGCAAGCGATCTGATCCGCGCGCGAGACGCGCTGCAACGCGTCATCGAGAAGTTGCCCTCGTAAACCAGCAGAAGGAGCACCTCAGTGTCGAATGCTATCCCACTTCGGAGGAACCAAATGGTCACGTCCGATGTCGAGAGGATCGACGGCAAGCTCGCCGACGAGTACCTCAAGTTCAACGTCCGCAACCGGCCCCTCAGCGAGAAGAAGATTCTCCAGCTAGCCGCCGACATGGAGGCGGGCCGCTGGCAGTTCAACGGCGAGGCGATCAAGTTCAGCCTGGACGGCTCACTTCTCGACGGGCAGCACCGCCTCCACGCGATCTCCCTGTGCGGCGTGCCCGTGGAAATGCTTGTGGTTCGGGGCCTGCCGGCGGAATCGCAGAGCACCATGGACCAGGGCCTCCGGCGGAGCGCATCCGATCAGCTGAACCTCGCCGGTATCAACTCCACGAACTCGGACGCTTCCGCTGTCAAGACGTTCATGGTGTGGCAGCGCGGATGGCTGTACACCGATAAGGCCTCCGGCGCCATCACGACCACGGATGTTGTGCAGTGGGCCACCGAGCACCCCGAGGTGTTCGAGCTCATCCGCAGGGGTGGCGCCTTCAATCGCGTGAAGGCGCGGCCCGGCCTGGTGCGTGCGGTGTTCGCAGGCATCGCGTACTGGCATGGGGTTGAGACAACCAGCGTGTTCTTCCAGCGAGTACTCGACGGTGCTGGGCTGGAGGCAGGCTCGCCAATCCTCGCCCTGCGTAACCGTTTAGACCGCGTGCGCGGCGAGGGCTTCAAGATTTCTGACCGCGAAGCCATCGGCTATTTCATTGTCGCGTTCAACCGCTGGATGACCGGCAGCCACATCGCGAAGCTCCAGCAGCCCAAGGGTGGGTGGAACGGAACGAACTTCCCCAAGGTTATCGGCGCCACACAGCAGGTGCTCGCGTGATGTTCCGCGAGACCGTGGTGCCCTGGCTCCGGGAGACCCTGGTGCCTGTCCTCTGGGCACTCGCCTTCGGCGTGTTCTTCGGCTCCGTCCTGATGACGAACGTCCTCTCCAGCAGGTGATCACCATGGCGCGCATCCTTCAACGCCCTGAGCTGCCAGCGCATCTCACGGATCTCATGGGGGACTACCCCGTATCCGAGGCCGCACGCCTGCTGTCCGTAGACCCTGCCATCAACATCGGGCGCGACCAGTTGTTCGAGGCAATGGCTAACGAGGACTGGATCACACGGGGCCGCGATCAACGCTGGCACGCCTACCCGGAGAGCGTGACCCTCGGGTACATCGCTCTGCGGCCCGGCGGCGAGTACGAAACACCTGCCGGTGTGACCAAGGAGCGCCCACAGATCATCCACGTCACCGCCGCCGGTATCGGCGAAATGCACTACCGGCTGGGCGGTTCCCAGCAGCTCGCCCTCACGTAAAACCAACCAGCACAAGGAGACAACATGAAGCACCGATGGTTGCGGCGTGTCTTGTTCGGTATCCAACCGGCACCCGAACCGGCGCCGCCAAGCCTGAATCCGATCTGGGACGAACTGTCCGCAAGGCACGGCACACCAGCCGAGATCTGGAGCGCTGCAGCATGATACGAATAGTCTTGGCGACTTTCGTAGCGTTCGCGCTGGTGGCCTCCTGTGCCGCCCCGGCGGCTGCCGACCCGGTGAACGATGCCGCGAACGATGTTGGTGGCGCGCTGTGCATCGCGATCAGCGGCGATCCAACTTTCAAGGGCATCAACCGCATCGGGAATGCACTCCACGAGCGAGGGTTCAGGTACCCCGACGCGGGCCGCATTGTCCGGCTGTCCGTGGAGGCTTACTGCCCTTGGCAGCAGCCGCTTCTCGACCTCTACGTGAAGTCGGCCCGCTGGAGGGCCATATGAGCGAGTTGTGGGTCGTTGACGTTGAGACAACCGGATTGGACCGCAACCGGCACCTGCCGGTGGAGGTGGCGGCGATCCACCTAAAGACGGGCCGCGAAATCCATTTCGTCCCGTCTATTTCAGCCGAGGCCCTGGGCAACGCGGACCCAGAGTCGATGCGTATCAACCGTTACTACGAGCGCGCCCTTTACCGCGATCAGCTCAGCGACACCGCGACGCTGAACTGCTACCAGGACTTGTTCGAGCTGCTAGACGGGAAGACCCTCGGGGGTGCGAATCCGCGATTCGACGCGGACATGCTGATGGCCGGTTACGAGCATGTTTGGCGTGCGCAGACCCGCACGAACGAGCCTTGGCGGTACCGACTCTCGGACCTATCCGCCTACACCGCAGGACTTTTCCAGATAGACCCCGCCGACCCACCCGGCCTTGCAAGGTGCTGCGAGCTGCTGGGTGTCACCAACACCGCCGAACACACCGCGCTCGGCGACACGCGGGCCACCCGCGACTGCTTCCGCCGCGCATACGAGCGCGACAAGAAGGGAATAGGAGCCGAGCCCCATGCCTGATATGTACAAGCTTCTCCGCGACCAGAACGCGCGCACCGAAGCGGCCAAGAAGCCAGAGACCGGCGTCTACCAGCTGGAGCCCACACCAAAGCCATTGGAGCCAGGCAAGTTTGAGAAGTCTGTACTCCTCGCGCTCCAAGGCTCCAACGTGTACGCGGGGTCCGTTCCCGTGGAGGAGGTAGAGCGGCGGCGGAAGAAGAACCGCCACGCCCGCCGCGCGCGGCGCGGCAACACTGCGGCCATCGCCCGCCAGTCGCGTCTCAACTACGCGCAGAAACGTCGCCGCCGGTTCGCACGAGGCAACGCGTACAACCCTCTGGCGGTCGAATCGTGAAGCAGAGCTGGGCTTCACTGGCAGCCTCTTTCGTGTTCGCGGGCGTCGGCGCCGCGACAGGGCAGGGCGGATGGCTGATTCCTGCAGTCGTAGCGGGAGTCCTCGCGGGGCACTATTTCTACTCGGCGCGGAAGGGTAACCCGTGAGGGCTCAGTGCCGACTCTGCGAAAGGCCGGTCGTCGGTCATGGCCTATGTGACACGCACCGGAAGCGGCATGTCTACCGCCTGCGTGCGTACGGACGGTTCGACAACGGCAGGCACCCCGTAGACGAAGCCCGCGAACGGCTTACGCAACTTCAAACGGCGGGCATCGGCACCCGGCAGATACGGCAACTGACTGGCCTATCACGCAGCACCATCATGCGACTGGGCGCCGCCGAACGCCGCTGGATTGACCGCCGCACCCACGAACTAATCATGGGCATCGCTGTACCGGCGTCCGCTGCCGAACTCGCAAGCGCATCGGCGCTCGTGGACTCAACAGGCTCGATACGCCGCCTCCGCGCCCTCGCCAGGATTGGGTATGGAGGCCCGCAGATCACCGAGAGCCTCGGGCTGGCAGATTCAACCGCGCTCAGTTCGTTGTACTCCGGGAAGGCAAAGTACGTCACCGCGCGACGGGCGCTAGCGATAGCCGACCTGTTCAACAAGCTGGAAATGACCGAAGGCCCAAGCCGTGTCGCCCGCCAGCGAGCAACCATAAAGGGCTGGCCGCTACCCCTCCAGTGGGACGAAGACACCATCGATGACCCCGCCGCGCCGCCAATCTATGGCAGCAATTTCAGCACAGCCAAGGAACGGCTGGAAGAGCTGCAAGACATGGGTGTTCGGGACATCCGAGAGATCGCTGATCGGCTCGATGTGAAGCCGGAATCCGTTGAGCGGCAGCTGCAACGGATCAAAGCCGCAACGAAGGAAGAAGGCGCAGCGTGAGCAAGCCCAAGCCAGTACCCGGCGCCGTCGAAGCGTTCCCCCGCAAGGACAACGACGGCTTCGCGTGGAAGTGGAGCAGCCCCAAGGGCAACGAGCACTTCAACTACGGCCCCTACCCGACCAAGGCTGTCGCCGCAGCAGCTGGCAGGAAATTCGCGCGCAACTTCACCGCCAAGCCCACTCACACACCGCTCGAACCGGACGCCGAATGAGCGAGCAGCCTGAGCGTCCGCAAGGCGTCTCCATCACCAAAGCCGATGGGCGGAAGATCGTTTGCGAACTCGCCTACGTCGGGAAAGGCGACGATGGCTATGACGAGTGGGAATGCGCTACGCCGCTCGGCGATGGCGATACCCTCCACGTCGATTCCTGGCCAGCCAACGCTTCCATTGTTGGGAAGTTGCAATGACCGCGCCGTCGATCTGGGACGAGGAGTTCATCACCAACTGGGATGAACCCCTCACCCGAGCGCACGTCACCGGGCGCTCGATGGGCTGGTGCGAGTGGTGCGGCAAGGAACAAGCCACCGAGAAGCACCACCGCATCAACCGCTCACAGGGCGGCAAGTGGCACCCCGCCAACATCATCGACCTCTGCTCCCATGACCATCGGGAAGTCACGGTCAACCCGGAATGGGCGCAATCCGTTGGCCTCTCCATCCCCGGGCATCCACATATCTCGCCTTCGGCGGTGCCGGTACGCAACCGCCCCAACCGCCAGCCCGACCTCTGGCTGCACGACAACTACCTACCAGCAGGAAAGAACGCCCGATGACCAATATCAAGCCGGGCATCTACCGGCCCGGAGAACCGGGATTCATCGCTCCTGGCTCGCCGGAGCACTCGATGCTCATCAGCCCTTCCAAGGTTGCCGCGATCATGGGCCTCTCTCGCTGGGATTCGCCCTATTGCCTGTGGCACCGGATGAAGGGCCTCGCGGCACCGGAGCCGGAGAAGGACATATTCCGGGTGGGGCACGCGTTCGAGCTCGCCCTCGCCGAGCTGTGGCGGTACGACAACCCCGGCTGGCAGCTTTCACCCGGCGAGGTCCAGTACGTCGGTGACCCAGACAAGTTCGGTTTCCCGTACCTGGTGACGCTGGACCGACGCGGACGCCGGGGCCGCCGCCGCCGCGACGTGGAGTTCAAGATCGCTCGCTCACTGGAGGAGTGGGGCGACGACTTCACCGATGAAGCACCCCCGGACTACTTCACGCAAGTCCTTACCCAGCAGGTGTTCTCCGGGCTGACCAAAGAGCCCGCACACCTTGTCGTGATGGGTCCGCGGTTCCAGCACCACACGTACGTCATCCCGTACAACATGGCGGCAGCCGCTGCGATCATCAAGGCGTGCAAGGAGTTCTGGGACTCACTCGATGCGACGGAGCCACCACCGCTCGATAACTCGGTCGCCACGTACGAGTTCGTACGTGAGCAGCACCCCGACATCGCGCGCGGAATCACCGTCCAGATCACCCCCGAAGACGGCGCGGAGTACCTCACCGCTGTAGCCGAGGCGAAAGAAGCCACGAGCCGCGAACGCGGCGCCAAGACAAAGATTCTCGACCTCATGGGCGATGCCCAATACGCGACAGCGGGCGGGGTCCGCGTCGCCAGGAGACAACCAGGCAGGGGCGCGTCGGTGTCCCTGTACGCGATCCAGTGAAACAACCAGAAGGAGAACCAGCAATGTCCGAAACCACCGACATCGTCCAGGTGGAAACTCCGCCAGTACCGGAAGTGTTCATGGATGAGCCGACCACCCCGGCTATCAAACGGATGGAGGCGGAAGCCCGCGCACTCCAGACCGCATACAACATGGCGAAGTCACTCTCGAAAACATCGATGGTGCCGCAACACTTCCAACAGTCCCACACTCCCAGGAACCATCGGGAACCTCTGGGGGATAAGGCAGCTCAAGACCTTGCCGCCGCGATTATGTACGGAGCCGAGCTCGGCATGTCTGCGATGCAGGCGGCGCAGAACGTGTTCACCGTCCACGGGTCACCCGGTGTCTACAGCAAGACCATGGTGGCGCAGGTCCGACGTTGGATAGACAACAACGGAACTGGCGGTCCTGACGGCGACGGGGTTTGGGAGGTTGCGGCGTCACCGGAGCGCGTCGTGTGGGCCGGGCGCCGCGACGGCAGGCCCGCCGCATCCGAGTGGACCATTGAACGCGCCACCACAGCCGGGTTCACCAGCAACGAGCTGTACAAGAAGCAACCGACCGAGATGCTGCGTGCGAAAGCACAGGCAGAAGTCTGCCGAATCCTGTTCCAAGACGTACTCCTCGGTATGAGCCACTCCGTCGAAGAACTGCAGCTTTCCGAGACGGTCTCGGTGCAGCGGGTCTCCCGACCGCCCGCGCAACAGAAGGGCCTCGCTGGGCTCCAGGCCGCCATCGAAGAGCGCCGGCAGGCAGCAGAGACGACGGAACAGGGACCAGAACCCACCCAACCGGACACCAGCGTGGAGGCAGCCCCAGCACCGGAACCCGAGCCAGCCCCAGCGGCAGCGGAGGCGCTGGAGGCCGCCGCGCCGGACGGCGGTGACGACACCCCGCCGCCCGGCAGCGGCAAAGCCGACAGCGCCACCATCCAGAAAGTCCGTGACCTACTCACGGCCGAGAAGTACCAGCTGCGCACCAAGCAGGGCATGAAGGAAGCGTTGGAGTTCCTGTCCCAGTGCGTATCCCAAGAAGTCACGGACATCGACTCGCTGTCCGACGACCAGGCCGCCGAAGTCATCGCCGTCCTGACCAACACCGAGAAGGAGAAGTAAGCACATGTCCTGGGAATTTGTCACGTTCCTGATATTCGGTCTCATCGCCGTGGCCTTGTGTGGCGGCGGCTTCGTCGCCCACCGGATCGATCGAGATGCCGAAGGCCCCTACGTTTCGTTCGTCGCCGGAGGCATCGCCCTAGTTGTCGCCGTAGTCGTCCTTTTGCTGGGCTGCTTCACAGTCGTCGGCACCCGGAAGGTCGGTATCGAGACCGTATTCGGAAAGCCATCCGGGGAAACACTTTCCAACGGCCTGCACTGGAAGAGGCCTTGGGCAACGGTCGATGAGATGGACGCCGCCGTGCAGATCGACAAGTACGAAGGCGACCACCGGATCAAGGTAAGGCTCGGGAACTCATCCACCGCCGACGCGGACGTGTCCGTGCGCTGGCAGATCAAGCAGGACGCCGCTGACGAGCTGTATGTCCAGTACCGATCGTTCGACAACGTCCGAACCAACCTCATCACTCGGAACCTCCAGGTCGCACTCAACGATGTGTTCTCCAAGCTGGACCCACTGGCTACCAAGTGGGCCAACGGATTACCGCTGGAGACATTCGCCAAGGACACCTCCGAGAAGCTGCGGAGGCTCGTCGGAGAACAGGTAGACATCCTCGACGTGGCGGTGCCCACCATCGACTACGACGACGGCACCGAAGCCCGCATCAATGAGCTGAACGCTGAGCGCGCCAATACAGCGAAAGCGGAGCAGGCGAAGAAGACGGCCACTGAACAGGCCGAAGCGAACCGCATCCTCTCGTCATCGGTGTCCAACGACCCCAACGTGATTGTGCAGAACTGCATCACCAAAGCACTCGACAAGGGCATGTCCCCGTGGGGCTGCTGGCCCGGTACCGGCGCCCTCGCCACGATCCCCGCTCCAACCAAGTAACACCCAACCCAGAAGGAGAACAGTCCGATGTACGGAAACGAACTGCCACCGGGGCTACCGCCCCTATCCGAAACATATGCCAGAGCAGCCAAGTTCGATGTCGCCACCGAACTGATGATCACTACAGTCCTCAAGATCGCGGAGAGCGCGGCCGGGAAAATTGAGGCCCTGGCCGAAGAGGGGAAGCTCCCCAAGCGGGCCGCTTACCTGTTGTCCAACGTCGCTGCTAAGGCACAGGTCGGCGCAGCGTTCGGTGAGAACACGCCGGAGTTCAGGGAAACCATGGTCCGTTTCATGAATGCCGGATGGGTGCCGCCAGTGAAGGATTCAGAGAAGGGCGCGGCGGACGGAGCGGCGGTGACCCATGGCTGAACCAGACGAGGACGAGAAGGTAGTTCGCCCCTTCGCCGCCTTCCTACAGGAACTCAACAAGGGCCGCGTCCATGAAGAGTTGTCCCAAGGTCTCCACGATCTTCTAGCGGCGGTGAAAGCCACCGGCAAGAAGGGCTCCCTCACGCTGACTTTGGTTGTGTCGCAGGAAAAGAAGACCCCGATGCTGATCATTGACGACGACGTGACGCCCAAGCTCCCGAAGCCGGACCGGACGCGTTCCCTCTGGTTCGTGGACAAGGACGGCAACCCCACTCGATCCGACCCGAACCAGCTCGATTTCAACTCCATCCAAGCCGTACCCACCCCGGTACCCGCCGAGGACAACACCCGAAAGGAAGCCAACTAAATGGCATCATTCACCGACACCAGTTCCCGCACGGAGGTCGATGCGACAGCCGACCTCGCCCGGCTGGCCGTTGACCGCGTGGACGCCGTATCACCCGATACAGCAGAGGTTTTCACATTCACGGTCCGAAATGACGAGACCCAGCAGTTTCATTCGCTGGAGAAGTACCTGCCGAACCCGCGCCGCCAACGCGGCACCACAGCGGTTCTGGATGCGGACAGCCTGAATCTGATCCTGGGTAAGGTCCAGCAGCTCGACGCGCTCGGTTTCGCGGACCGCGCAAGCAACCGGGTGACCGCGATACTCAATTACGAGGGTTGGGGTGATCACCGGATCGCTCTGCACTTGAAGCACTCTCGTGAGTGGCAGCACTGGTCCCAGCTCGACGGTGAGTTCCTGCCTCAGGCCAGGTTCGCCGACCACCTCCAGGATGGGCTCTCCGAGATCTACAACCCCCCGGCGGCCGACCTGGTGGAGATTGTGCGGAAGTTTCAGGCCAAGCGGTCCCTCTCGTTCAAATCGGCACGGGATATCGCCAACGGTGAGGTCCAGTTCGAGTACGTCGAGGAGACCTCGGATGCGGGCGGCGGAACCGCCGGGACAATCGAGATCCCGCAGGTACTCACGCTGAGGCTCCCGATCTACGAGCGCGGCGCCCGTTACGAACTGCTGGCGCACTTCATGTACCGGCTCGGGCCGCAGGGCGTCGCGTTCGGATACAAGCTCGACCGGGCACAGGAAGTCGTTGATGCCGCGTTCGACGCCGAGGTCGAGAAAATCACCGACAGCCTGCCCATCGCGTACGGCCCTGCGCCGGAGCCGGTTCAGCCGTTCAGCAACGAGTACAGCCGGTAGACGTGTCCGCTACCGAACACCATGAGGAAGCCCTGCGTCTCTATGAAGAGGCGCAGGGCCTCCCCAAGGCACAGTCCACCCCGCTCATCGCGGAGGCACAGCTCAACGCATCCCTGGCGCTGTACGAGCTGCTAGCGGAATCCGCGTACAACGCCGGGCCGAACGTCGAGGCCAAAGCCCCGTTCATAGGTGACCCCACATGGAGGACCGAATGAGTCGCCCACGTAAGCAACGGTTCCCGCTCGCCGCCGTCCTGACCGTCGCCGCCGGGCTACCCGAAGGCGCGCTATGCAAGGTCAGCGAAGTGCAAGCGCTCCTCGGGTTCATGACCGGCGGAACGATCACCATCAACCAGGTCCCAAGGGCCAAGGACTTCTGCCAGAAATTCCTCCTAGACCAGCACCGGTTCCTGGACTCGCTCGTACCTGAATCCACCGAAGTGGAGAAGGTGCGCCGCTGGGGCACCAAGTGTCAGGAGCGCTGGGGCAAGGAAGTGTTGGTAGAAGCGTGCCCCGGGGACGCCTACCAGCATCGCGCCAGCGTCGATGAACTCCAGCATCTCTGGAGCAGCCGGAAGGCGGCCTCCTGATGCCTGAGTTCGCAGACCTGTTCCCCGGCGCCACCCGCAACGTAGCCAACTACCGGGGCGACATCGCCGCACACATCCTGGCCGACACCCACCCATTCGGCCCCGACCTACACGGCGCCTACTACGCGCCCGTCTCGGCGGTGTACGACCCGGCCACCGACCAGACCAAGGTCACGTTCCGCCCGATCCCCCGCCGGCAGCCCACCACCCGGAGACGGGAGCAGCAGCCGTCACCGTTTGGGCTGAACCGGCGCCAGCGCCGACTACTAGGAGATACCAAGCATGGCAAGCAATCTCGCAGAACTTCTTGAGGTCGGAGCCCGGTACGCGGCGAAAGCTGTCCGCCGCGCCGCAGACACCATCGAGAACGCCGAGGGCCAGCAGCTCCTCGCGTGGATAACAGGTCTGCGCGCCACCGTCACCCCCGCCGATGAACCGGGAGCCGGGGAGACGACGGAGCAGCAGCCAACGGTGGGTGCGGTCATCAAAGTCACCTGCGAGCTGTGCCCTCGCAGCATGGACCAGCTGACCGCCCCGGACACGCTTTGGGTGTGCCAGGCGTGCGCCATGGGTCATCTGCACTGGGATGGCGTCTCTCGCCATGTGACGCGGACGTACCGGGTGCTGGGGATGTACCCGTGAAGGTCCAGCTGATACGCGGACAAATCACTACCACTGATGGTGTGACCCGCAAGTTCCAGATCGCGCCTCTCGGCTGGATGCAGTGGGGAACCACCGACAAGCAGCTCGGCGAGACCGTGGATCTGTTGGAGGCGCTGACGCAGGCCGCCGCCGCTCACATCGCCGGGTACGGGGAGCAGCCATGAACCCCGAACTGGAAGAAAGGAAATGGGTCGCCGAGTGCCAGGACTGCCCCACCACCAAGGACGAGGAATACGGCCATGAAGTGAAGGCCACGTGGGAGTTCCCTCGCGGCCGGGAAGGTCTCAAGCAAGCAGAACGGTTCGCGGTCCGCCACCGCGCTCTGCGCGGGCACAACGTCCAGGTGCTGACTCGCTTGGCCATGACATTCAACCTCTACGACAACCCCGGCCTGGAGTACCTCCTAGGTCTCGGTGACGCCGGAGACAACATCGGAATCCAGCGATGAGCAGCAGCCGCGCGTTCCGCGCCGAGTTTGGCGGCTGGTGCGACTACGGCGACGACCCGATCCGGCCCGGCGACGAAGTCCGCTACGACGACGACACCCCTCGTACACACCGCCTGCCCAAACCCAGTAACCCCCACCGACATACGGGACATCTGCCCCAACTGTTGGTGCCAGCACGCAGGAGAATGCGCATGACCGACAGCCCGAAAGTAATAGTGCAGCAGCTCGATTCGAGCATTCTCATCGACATCTATCTCGATGGATTCATGACGGGCGCCGCAACCTGCGCGCTCAACTACAGCCAGGACGATGCCGAGGCTGACCGCGTTTCCGAGACTCTCGTTCGCGCAGTCAAGACAGACCCGGCCGCGATGGAAGAGATACGTCGCGAGGTCCGCGAACGGCTCCTCGGAATCGAAGGTGAGACAAGGAACCTCGACGTATTCCACCCGGACTATAAGGAGCGCTGAACAATGGCGACACTCAGAGTGAAACTTGTTCTGGAGGCCGTGATTTGCGACCACTGCGACACGAGCTTCGGTGTCCCGGTCTGGCTCAGCGGGCACCCGATCCACTGCCCACTCGGGCACCGGAACGAAGGCCGCGAGTTCGAGACGGTGCCGGATACGCCGAACGTTGCTACACCAGAGGGAATCTGGGAAGTGTTGACCGGCGCCGCCGCTGAGGAACTGGAACTGGGCGGCGATGCCGGAAGCGTGGTCGCATGCATTCGAGAGATGTTGGCCGAGGAAGGGCATGTGGTCGTTCAGGTCCCACGTGTTGCACACAAGGGGCCACGCGATACCGACGCCTCGATGTACGCGGCAGCCGCCGGGCGACTGGAGCGCGGCTACGGCATAGGTGGCAGCAACCTGACCCGCGCGGTTGCGACACTGCTCAGCTCTGTGGCCGAGGCGGCAGCCCGGTGAGCGCCAACAACTGGACTACCTGCTACGCCTGCCAGACCCGGCGTGCCGATGCTAACGACGAACGAATTGCCGAGCAGCGGAAGCTCATCGAAGACGCGTACGGACAGGTGTCACAGGAGGAATACGACAGCCTTCGCGGCCGCCTGGAGAGTGCCATTGCAGAGATCGAAGCAGCCCCACTGAGTCAGACCTTCCGCGAAGACTACGAGATCCACGGCGCAGAAACCGGTGTCGTAACAGTCAGTTACGGCGGTAGCTGCACCGTATGCGGCTACGGGACAGCGTTCGAGGAACAGCACCCCATCGAGGCCCGCGAGCTGCACTCCGTGAGAGAGAACCGCCATGGGTGACAGGACCGGCATCGAATGGACCGATGCCACATGGAATCCCGTAACCGGCTGCGACAAGGTTTCTCCCGGCTGCGATCACTGCTACGCCGAGACGTTTGCCGAGCGTTGGCGCGGCACGCCGGGGCACTACTTCGAGAGCGGGTTCGATGTGCAGCTGCGACCGGACAAGCTCGACTTGCCCCTGCGCTGGACCAAACCGCGCAAGGTGTTCGTCAACTCGATGTCAGACCTGTTCCACGACAAGGTGCCTGACGAGTACATAGCCCGCGTGTTCGCCGTCATGGCCCTCGCGCCACGACACACTTTCCAGCTGCTAACCAAACGCCACGGCCGCATGCACGCGCTCCTCGGATCTGAGAGGTTCCCGGGCCTCGTGTACATGGCCATCAACGCACTGCTGGAACACGGTAACCCGCTCCACATCAACGATGTGGCGATCATGGCGGCACTCGACGGCTTCTCTCGGGGGCGGTTCAAGGTGCTACCCAACGTCTGGTTGGGCGTGAGCGCCGAGGATCAGAAGCGCGCCGACCTACGCATTCCGGCCCTGCTGGATACCTCGGCAGCCGTGCGGTTCGTCAGCGCCGAGCCGCTCCTCGGGCCGCTGGACATCGCGCGGTTCGCTGAGCACGATGACGCCAAGTACGACGTGCCACCTCTCAGCTGGGTGATAGTTGGCGGCGAATCCGGTCCTGGCGCAAGGCCGATGCATCCCGAATGGGCTCGCTCGCTACGCGATCAGTGCGTAGCCGCTGGCGTGCCGTTCCTGTTCAAACAGTGGGGCGAGTGGACACCGAACACAGGACATCAGTACCGGGATTGGGCCAATCTCAGTGATCCCCATGCGTTCGTCATGCGCGTCGGCAAGAGGCGCGCCGGGCGGGAGCTGGATGGGCGCACATGGGACCAATACCCAGGGGCGGTTGCGTGATGACGACTGTCTGGTTCGTCTCCGACCTACATATCGGGCACGCGCTCGTCGCTGTGATCCGGGCAGAGCGCGCCGGTATCGCCCTGCCGGCCAACCCTGTGGATCGGCAACTCGCGGCTATCGAGTGGCATGACCAGACCTTGGCGGAGAAGTGGGATGCCATCGTTCACCCCGGAGACCAGGTATGGGATCTGGGGGACAACAGCTCTGGAACCAACACCGCCCAGATGAAGTCTCTTGCGTGGCTGTACCAGAGGCCGGGCGAGAAGCACCTGGTTCCGGGTAACCATGACCGGTGCCACCCGATGTACCGCGACGCCCACAAGTGGCAACGCGACTACCTCCAGGTGTTTCAGTCGGTGCAGCCGTTCGCGCGGCGCCGTATCGGCGGCCGAACCGTTCTCATGTCGCATCTGCCTTACCTGGGCGACCACACCACCGCTGAGCGGTACAACCAGTACCGGCTCCGCGATGAAGGCGCATGGCTTCTCCACGGCCATACCCACAGCACCGCAAGCTATCTGCCGTACGTACACCAGCGTCAGCTCCATGTCGGAGTGGATGCCTGGAACCTAGCGCCAGTCGGTATCGACACCCTCGCAGAAGGCATCGAGTTCCTTGAACGGGGTGATGCGTCGTGAACGCCGCCGATGTGCTTGCCGCGCTGCGTAAACACCACCGGGACGCTGCGCTAGTACCCGAAGTGGTGATACACGATGACCACCCAATCTGGGCTGAGCTGCCCGATGGGCATGGGCAGCCCTACACACGCCGGATAGACGCGCTGATGTTCGACAGCTTGGAACGCACCGCGATTGAGATCAAAGTCTCCAAAGCCGATGCCGCAAAGGAGACCTGGGAAAAGGTCCAACCGTGGCGCCGGGTGTGCCACAGATTTGTGTATGCGGTACCGGCTGGGCTCATAGAGCATCCGCCTGTCTACGGGTGCGGGCTGTGGTGGATCCACGACCCGACCCCTTTGTATCCGCATGGTCGCGTCGAGGTGCGCCGCAAAGTCTCGATCAACAAGACACCTGAGCAGTTGCCACAGCACGTAATACAGGCCCTCGCGTACCGGGCGGCGGGCGTAGCGAGCATCAAGAGAGCGGGGAATACACCATGACCGACACCCCTCCAATGCCGGTAAGACTGGATGGCCGCGTGACCGTATCCGAGGGAGAGCTAGCCAACTTGGTTCGGCTGCTGCGCGAGACGGTGGACGACTCATGGCTGGCGGTCAACTTCAAGCCGGACTACGGCGCTGGCCAGACCAAGAAGATCGATACGAAAGCGGCTCAAGCTCTTGCGATCTCGCTCCTACAGCGGATCAATTCCACGCGCCTCGGGCACGCCGAGGGCACCGTCGCTACCCATGGGGATGGGCGGCTCGCCCGCCGCTACTACTCGGACGCTGAGCAGCGGTTGACATGGCTCGTGGTCCAGCCGCCGAGCGACAAGCGGGTGGAAGTCGAAAGTGGTCCCGAGCTCCCCGGCCTCGGCTGGAAAGTCCGCGACGACAAGCCGTGGCAGGTAGTCCGGTGACCGCCTACACGTTCAACGTTGAGCCGCCCAAGCACGGCTCGCACATCGAGTTCTACGCGGAGGAGCGGGGGTGCCTGCCGGCCACACCGAACCTGGAGCGCGCGAGCCTCCAGAACGCGGTGTTGTTCGGCGGCCCTGCGGTGCGGCGCTGCCTGGAGCAAGCCCCGATTGTCGGTGATCACAAGCACGTGTTCGTGGACACGAAGGTATCCCTGCTACTGCCGGGTTTCATCCCGGCGATACCGGGCTGGCACACCGATGGCGTTCCACGTCTCCACACCGTGACGGAGAAGGTCGGTTCACCGTTCAACGCTGGCCCTCCATCTATGAACGCTCAGGGCGCCCAAGAGGCGAAGGGGTACCGGCCCCGGTTCCACACCATCCATGTCGGAAACCACTGCCCAACAAGGTTCATGCGCAAACCGTGGGTCATTGACCTGGAACATGGCGAGGACTCGGGCCTGTATCGCGAACTGTCTCAAAAGGTTGAGAGCGCGCCATATTCCGAGCGAGGCGCGTATCTGGATTCTCCGCTGGAGCAGTGGCTTTCGTGGAGTTGGTGGAACGTCCACACCGCGACGCCTGCGGATTGGCGTGGATGGCGGCTCCTCATCCGGGTGACGGAATCAGACCAGCCCCCGTTGGATTCGGGATTCATCCGGTCCCAGACGCAGGTGTACGTACCCACGGAGTTCGGCTGGTGAACAACAACAAGACGGAAGGGGAGCGGTAGTGCCTCGCGAGTACGGGCGTATGTGGTTCTCGATGTGGACCGATGAGGACTTCTGCGCGCAGGAGGTGTTCGACAAGCTCCTGTTCTGTGTGCTGATCGCACAACCGGCCATGAACTACGCCGGGGTGCAGCCGATCAACATGCGGCGCTGGCGGAAGGCCCTTCGCCAGCGCGGGCGCATACCCCAGGAGTCCGCCGTCGAGGAGGCCCTGGTCCGGCTGGAGCGCAGCCGGTACGTGTTCACCGACGAGGACACCGGGGAGACCTTGGTGCGGTCGTTCATGCGCCGAGACGAGGTCGGAAAGCAGCCCAACGTGATGCTGTCCGCGCTCCGCTCGGCGGCCCATGTGGAGTCGCCGAAACTCGCGTATGTCCTCGCCGGGGAACTGGAGCGGGTACCGCTGCCCTCCATCGCGGGCGAAAGCCCGAAGGCGTTGAAGCTCCGTGACAACTTGAAGCGGGCACACGCGGAAGCGTTGGCGCACTTGGGAACCCTTACCCAAGGGTTATCGGAACCCTTTCCTGAACCCTTTGGAGAAGGCTTTGATGAAGGGTTACCGGAAGGGTTCACGCCACCTGGGGAAATGGAACCCTTCCCAAAACCCTTTGGAGAAGGGTTCGCGTCAGGGTCGGGTCAGGGTGAGGGTCAGGGTGTTATCTCACCTTCCGTAGGTACCTGGTTTGGGGAGCGCTCCGCGCCGCCCCCCGAATTCTGCCCAAAGCACCCCGGCGGCACCGACGACCCGTGCCGCGCATGCCAGCGCCACCGAGAACGCCGCGAAGCCTGGGACGCCGAACGCCCCGCCCGTGAGAAAGCCGAACGCCGCGCCCGCATCGCCGCCTGCACCGAATGCGGGGGACGCGGCTGGATCGACAACGACCACGACAGCCTCCGCCGCTGCCAATGCAACCCCGAAGCACCCAAGGAGTCCGCATGACGAGCTACCCCACGAACATGACCCTGCGCCCGATCACCGCCTGGCCGCACCAGCTCACCCAGGAACGCCGCCGCTCGAACTTCTCCGCGCAGTGGAGCGAAACCCTCAACCTGCTCGACCGGGAACTCTGGTATCTCGGGAGCGGCAGGCAGAACGCGTCAGCCGTCCTCCAGATCGCGATGCGTGAGCAAGACTTCCGCATGGACGGGATGCCCCGCGCCACAGCCAAACCCGAGCACCCCGGCGTCATCCTGAACGTCGAATCCCGCACAGGGCCACTGTCGTTCCCCTGCGACACCTTCACCAACTGGCAGGACAACCTCCGCGCCATCGCCCTCGCGCTCGAAGCGCTCCGCAAGGTGGACCGTTACGGCGTCACCCAAACCGGGCAGCAGTACGCCGGGTGGAAGCAACTCCCTTCCGCAGGAGCTCCAGCCCCCGGAGGCCAATCCGCCGATGACGCTGAACTCCACCTCCGGCTTGCCGCTGGCGACAAAAATTCGCCGCTCGACAAGGTCTACCGAGCCGCACGAGCTAGAGCCCACCCGGACCGCAACAGCGGGGACCGTTCCGCGTGGGACGCCGTCGAGGCCGCCGCTGCCGTGCTCCGCGCCTTCGGGCGCCTCCAGGACCAGCGGTGAACGCCCGCGACGAGGTCTGCGCCGGCAGCGGCAAGGTCCCGCTCACCCGACCGCGCAAAGGCCGCGCCTACTGCCCCACCTGTCAGCGCTCGTACCGCATCCGCCGCGACGGCGTTATGCCACTCCACCAGAAGCAACGACCCAACCAACCAGCAGCCAAGGAGAACCGATGAGCACCACCACAGGACCGAACAACCACCGATGGCTGCGGAAGTGGCTCCGGCTGGAACCCCACCAGCCCATCGGCGCCGAAGGCGAACCCCCATACCTGCTGCGCTGGTACGTGATCCCGAGGAACCGCTGGCTGAACGTCTACCTCCACAAGTTCCTACGCGACGACGAAGACCGCGCCCTACACGATCACCCGTGGTGGTTCGTTTCCATCGTCCTGCGGGGCAGCTACACCGAAATGACACCCACCGGTGAGCGCCGCCGCCGCGCCGGTTCCGTCGCCTTCCGCCCGGCCAAGTGGCGGCACCGGGTCATCCTCGACAAGACCCTCCAGGAAGTCGGCGAGCTCGAAGCGGGCGGTCGGAGGCCACCGCGCGTGCGGCTATGGAACACCGGGCGCATCCCCTGCTGGACCCTGATCATCACCGGGCGGCGGAGGCGGCTCTGGGGATTCTGGTGCCGCCGACTGGTTGACACATGGTCAGCGGAAACCTACGACGATCGGGACAGGATCGTCGCCTCCACTGACGGTCAGGTCGAGGTCGAACGATTCATCCCGTGGGATGAGTTCGGGGCCGCCGGATGCGGTGAGCCGGTCAGGAGCGACCGATGACCCAGCCGACCCACGAAGGCGCCAGCGCCGCGCCGGAGGCCATACAAACCGCCTTCCAGGAAGGGATCGACCTCGGGCTGCAACTGGCGCGTCTGTCGCTCTCCGACGTAGCCGACTACGAGGAGACCGCCGAGGACGGCGGACCGGTCATCGCCGACCGGCTGCGCAAGTACGTGACCGTCCTATCCTCGATGCCCACGACCTACCCGCCCTACGCCGGGGCTCAATGATGGTGGAACGGTTGTCGGAGGCTCGGATTCAGGCGCTCATTGCCTCAGAGCTGCCAGAACTGAACGGGCAGTTCCAAGGCCATCGAACCGGATGCCAGTGCGCCGCACACTATGACGGACCATGCCCGAACGCCGCCGTCTACGTGATTGAGGCCCACGCGACCGATGAATGCAAGGGCGACGGCGTCAACGAGTTCGGCAACTGGGTGATCTTCATGTGCCATGAATGCGCTACCCAAATGGTCATCAAAATCTGCATGGACGTAGCTTCACGCGGCCTCCACGCGATTCTCACAGGTCGCGATGAATCCCTGCGCTGCGAAACATGCGAAGCGCCGATAAGGAACCACCGGGACATCTTGCGTTCGGTACGCCCGTACGAGGAGGTGTTCCCTGATGGAGCGTGACTGGACACCAGAACAGTTGGGGCTCTGGCGGATACGGAAATCCTTGAAGGGGGAGCGCCCGCCGTGGCCTGAGCTGCCCCCACTACCCGGCGTCATTCCGACACCCCGTTGGTGGATATGGCGGCCCGGCCAGCTGAAACCCATGGCCGCGTTCGATTCCCAGCCTGACGCACTCGGCTGCGTCTACGACATCCTGGCGATAGAGAGCAGGAGAAAGACGTGACCGCAATGGTATTGGTCGCACTCGCCGCCTTGGCGCTGGTCGTGTTGTGCAACGTTGCATGGCTCCTCGTCTGGAGCCGGAAGCGTGACAACCCCGGTCCGAACCGGGTTCAGGTGGCTGGCGACAACTCCACACAGATATCCGGCACCAACATCACCATCACCGCCGTGAACGGCTCCCTCGCTGCCCACACCATCGACGGCGCCGTCACGATCGGCCAAGGGCAGGCTTCGACATCTCCGCTCAGGGCTGGAATCACGCGGGATGGCCGGTGCTGGGAACAGGCACCCGCATGTGCGTGTGGTTCAGAAGCGTGCCGTGGGCATCCGTCAACGATTCAACCTGCCCTCGTTACCAATTTGTACGCCAAGAGCCTCCAGGAGGCTCTCGCCCGAGGCCCGAACGGGCTCGCCAAATCCGACACGATTCGCCCCCAGACACCGTGGGAACGGCAGCTCGCGGAACAGCAGGAAGGACCCCCGCACTTGGATGACCGCCCCGGACTGGCGGCCATCCTCGCTGGCCTGTACCGAGTCCAAAGTATCGCGGCCACTTTGAAGATGGGACCAGCCGTCCAGCACGTAGGTGAGCTTCCTGCTGGTCTGTCCTTGAAAGACAAGAACACCTTGTTCTACGACGAGACTGAGCGGTGCGGATACCTCTGGACCGGTACACGTTTCGTTATCGAGGGTGCCGAGGCCAGACCTGAGCAACCAGCACCACCCGAGTTCCTACTCGGCTACGCCAGCCCCATCCCGGTACGTGAGTTCAAAGCCACCTGCAGCTGCCCTCGCTGCGGCTGGGTGGATGCCCACTACCTCCACACCATAGACCTGCCCGAAGGCGCCACCATCGGCCGCGAATGCACCAACTGCAAAATGCAGTGGGGTGAGAAATGATCGCCCACACCCCGGATTCAATCTGGCTGGAACGCAACGGGAAACGGTGGCCTATATCCTTCAACCTCTTCTATCAGAAGGATGAACTACCGACTCTCGTCCTGCTTGACACCCTCCACCCCGGAGATCGGATAGAGCTACCAGGCATCACCACAGAGAGGCCCGCTTGGGTCGATGTTGGAGTTTGGCCCCCTGGTTCTCCTGAGGGTGACAGCGGTTGGTTCATGAGGAAGACGCATCCATATCGAATCCCGATGGTGTTCAACTCGTTTGACACCTGCCCCGCCTGCGCGACGGAAACAGTCCACCTCATCGAGGTGCCCGAACTCGAAAGATTCTGCGACACCGGCTGGGGCGGATGCCCGGTGCGCCGGTATCTCCTTCGCACCTGCATCACCTGTGCCAATTCATGGGAACAGGAGGCCACGTGAGCCTTTCAGTCGATCTAACGGTAAACGGGCTACTGGTCGGTCACGTGGACATCAAGTGCGTTGAGTGGAGCGATTACACGGACACCCGAGGCTACGAATATTCCGTGACTAGCAGCGACCGAGCGGAACCGGCATCCGGGAGGGTCGATCACTACCACCGCGACGGCGCCCTCGCACTCGTGCACAAGGTGCTCGCCGACTACCTCGGGGTGAGTAAATGAGCCCACAACGTATCCAGCGGAAACGAGTCAAGGGCTGGAACAAACCAGAAGGCGCCATCATCGTCACCAGGCCGTCCCGATGGGGCAACCCGTTCAAGGTCGTACCCGCAGGAACAGAGCCCGGCCTATTCAGCCGCCGCCGCGAACGGGTCTGGACCGTCGAGGGTCCCGGAACGTTTTTCCAGGGCACCGGGACACGTGAATGGGCAGCCGCCTACGCGGTGCGGCTTTACCGCCGCTGGCTTCTCGGCTCGATGAAGCGCGTACAGGACCTAGTCCCGCTGCTACGCGGACACGACCTGTGCTGCTACTGCCCGCTCGACCAACCCTGCCATGCCGATGTCCTCCTTGAACTTGCGAACGGAGACCCCGAGTGACACAACGCGACCCGCACCGCTGCGCTTTCGAGGCCCGCTGCACCCGCCGCGAACTCCTCGAAGACGAGCATGTCGGCGCGCAAATCGTAGACGGCGTGGTCTGCGACGGGTGCCTCACAAAACTCCGCTACGCGGTGAAAGGCATGCCCGCCGACTGGGAACGGCTCCACCACGGGATGGGGGAGCGCTTCATCGCCGGAGGCGCCAAGGTATCCGGCACCCACGAACACGCCCTCGTCATCAACGAGCACCGCGAAGCCCTCCAGGCCCACATCGTTGACCTCGCCGACCGCGCCGCCGAGATGGTCGAAACCGCGATGAACATCAACGGCCGGCAGCGGCACGGACGGAGAGGATTCCCCGCCCACGACAAGGCGACCGTCGTGCACGCCGTGAAAATCCTAGAGCCCAATCTCGATGTGCTGCTGGCCCAAAAAGAGCAGGACATGCTTGTGTGGGGCCGAATACCTGATGGCGATGAAGGCTGGCACCCCCGCAATGGGCAACCACGGGAACTCCAATCCTTCGACGGCGTGGACATCGCGACGCAGATCGTTCACGCATCCAGGCTCGTCTACCAGGAACTTGGCCGGGCCGCGCTCCGGCACTCAGACCCTATGCCGTGCCCGGCGGTCAATCACAAAGGCGAGCAATGTGGCGCCTACACCGTTGGCCGCTGGGACGGCACCGCCGAATACGACTGCACTACATGCGGTGCCCGCTGGCCTGAGCGCGAGTACCAGTGGCTCCAAGGACTAGTAATTGACCTGATCAAAGAACAAGAGGAGACAGACTTGCTGAAATTCCTTCTAGCCGAGGCGTATTCGAGGCTTGATGAGATATCTGCCCTCGTCAAGAAGGCAGAGGGTGACCCGGCTGTTGATCTGCCCGGCGCGGGCCGCGTCGTCGCGGAAAGCATCCAGAGTGTCCTCAACAACGGCCTAATCCCACACCAAACCCCGAAGGAACGCCAAACAGTGAAAGGCCCCAAGAAGTGAGCATCGAAAGCCTCAGTTTCCATGACCGGGAGACGGGACGCTGGGTGACAGCAAAACTCAAGAGTGCCAGGATGATTGAAGGCGTCTTAGAGCTCAACTTCGGAATGCCCTACGACATCGACGGGCAAGCCGTACCGGTCACTCCAGCACTGGAATCCGCGCCCGTTGAGCCGAAGGTGGCGGAATCCCGTTGACTAACCCGAACGTCCACCGGTACCGGGGGGACTCACCGGTAGAGCTGACCCGGCGCGTTGCTCTCTCGTATCGGCGCCTCGCCGAACAGCTCACTGAGGTGCTCGCCGAGCATCTACCACCCGGCCACCGCGCGCTGGAGGCGGTCGCTGACCTTGACCGGTACTGGCAGGACGACAGCCAAGGCAACCAGCTGTGGGTGGTGCCTCAGCTTGCCCCGCCCGCCGAGGACGACCTTCTCACCACATCCGAAGTGGCCGCTCACGCCTATGTCTCACCCGCCGCCGTGCGTATGTGGAACAGCCGCGCCAAGCAAGGCCTCGACGGTGTCCGAGCCATCGACACCCCAGACGGCCCCCGCTTCCGCTGGGGAGACGTACTCGAATACAAGAAGCGCCGCCGCGCAAGGAGATCCCGTTGAACACCCGCAACCCAGAGCAAGACGTTATCGACGCTATCGGCGAGCTGGTTGATGAGCAGCTGTCCGGCTACAGCGAGCGAAGCGGATACGACTACAACGTCAACCAGGACAGGTGCGCGGTGTGCGGCCGCGAATGGCACGGTCTCGTTGTGGGCGGCTGCCCCGGACCATACGGAACGCCCGAGCAGAAAGCGGCGTACATGCGTCCGGCCAACCCGTCCTACGGTCAGCGTCGAAACCAACAGGGGATCGGGATGTACCAGACATCAGCGCCCACGATGTTCCAAGTTGACGTGGTTCCCGATGTTGACGTGGTCCCACCGGAACCCACTCAAGAGGAAATCGGCGCTCTGATTGAGCGCCCGGTAGATCGTCTGGCGCTGTTGGCGGGATTGCCGACATTCCGCTGGAGCGTGACGGAAGGAATGCCCGAACCTGAGCCGGTAATCCCCATCATCGAAGTGGAGACATCCAGCAGGTACGACCAGTGGAGAGACCTCGCTTTCGTCCGGATCACCGAGCGGAGAGCAGGATCGGTGCACGAACGGCGGATCGTTATCCCCGTGGAAGCCCTACTCCATGTCGGCCCCTATGTGCAGCGCGTGCCCCTGGAGCTTGTACCGGCGAAAGGCTGGCTCCAGATGGCCAGGTGGGATGAGTGGCAGATGCTTACGTTCGCGCTCAACGGATTTGACGGGAGCCCAGGCAGGCTCACCCGCATGGCAATCCCCGGTATGCAGCCCGTGAGGGCGCGGTGATGATCGACGGAAGCCTGGAATGGCAACGCGGCCAATACGACCGCTGGGACAAGGGGGTCAGCTGGTTCGCGACCCACCGCGATGCCAGCGAGGGGAGGTACCGCCTCCGGCTGCAAGTCAGGGAGTACACACTTCATATGATGAGCAAGCTGTTCAGCGGCACTTGGGAGCCACGGAATGTTGTTGAGCGACACTGGATCGCAGAATACGACCACCCAACCGAACCCGGTGCCATCATCGTCCCCTCGGAGCTGTACCGAGGCCATGACCTACGCGCGGCCCGCCGCGCCGCCGAGAAACACCACCTCGAATCCCGGCGGAAACTGGCCTGGGCCCGATACCACCGCGAGAACGACCCGCCGTGCTGACCGAGGACGAACGCTGGCTCCTGTTTGCGATGGGCGGCTGGATGATCCTCGACGCACTCCTCAGCAAGGCAGGAGCAGACTACCTAGCTCAGAGCCACTGGGGCGGCACGCTGCGCGACGTTGAAGGCGGCCCCGAATGGCTCCGGGGCGGGTTCAGCACCAACGGCGGCAAGATCAGCTGCCCGGCGTTCGGAACGCCCATCCTGTCGATCAAGGTCAGCCGGATCACCGCGTACGGCCTCGCGCTGCCGGCGGACCTCCGCGCCGAGATCGAGCGATGCCGCAATGACAGCCACGCGCTCAACCTCCAGCAACACAGCTGGTGCCACTGCCCGTGGAAGCACGAGGCACGCCACGAGCACTCGGAACCCTGCAAGCGGTACCACCCCACCGACGCCGAGGACGACGCCGCCCGCGCCGAGCACTGGCGCATATTCGACCTGGAGAAGGTGCTTGTTCGTCGGGCGTTCCAGTTCGATGAGGAACCAGTAGGCCAGCTGGCCTTGTTCGACTAGCGAACACCTACCCCAGGCAACTCCCCCTGCGGAACCCGCTACTGCTCCTGTAGTGTGCTGGCAATCACACGGTTGGTTGCCGAAGGGGGTGTCATGTCGGGCGATGAGAACGTTCTCAAGTTTGATCTTGCGGCGTTGGGCAAGCTCGGCCCGCATCTGCGGACACTTGCCGGTGAGCTTACGAAAAGCATTCCGGCTGATGTTGGGGCGCCTGCTGGTGCTGATCCGGGGTTGGCAGCGCTGCATGGGGTGTCGAAGGCTATCGCGGATGTGAAGCGGATCGGCGCTGCCCGGTTGAACACGATCGCTGACTTCGATGACGAGGCCCATCAGGCTTTCGCGATCACGGAGAGTTCCCTGGCGGCCGGTTATAGCAGCCTGCCCACCATCTATCAGCCGCCCAAGCGCGCATAGGGGCGCGGGTGTGACGACGCTCGATGAGTTCATGGCGGTCAAGGCCAATGACTACATGGCGGTGGTCGATACGTGGCGTCCGCAGACTCAGCAGTTCAAGGAAATCTACGACGACTACAAGCGTTGGGCAGGCAGCCCCGATGGCACGGAGTGGACCGGGCACACCGCGACCGCGTCCTACGAGGGGGCGTCCACCGATTGCCGCGTCTCCGACAACACCGACGACACCGCCGAGGACGCCGTCAAGCTGGCGACGGCCACCATCACCTACGAGGTAGTGCCCAATCTGACCGGCGGGCAGAACCTCATCGAGAGGGTGCTGGCGCACGCCGACAAGGGCGTCTCGATCGACCAGAACTTCAAGTGCGACTACCACCCGGCCGAAGGCGAGAGCGACGATTCGATAGCCCGAAACCGCGAGCACGTCGCCGAAACCGAACGCCTGATCAAGGACCACGTCGCCAAGTGGGAGAAGGGCTGCCAAACCCTCAAGGGACAGGCCGACGCGGCGGCCCAGAAGATCACCGGCTGCGCCAACCCCAAAACGGCACTCGTGGACGGGCGCAAAGCCCTGCGCGACGCCGCGACCCCGAAACCCGGCGACCCGAGCGCCCAGCCCGCGAACTTCTACAAGGACTGGTACCCGAAGGCCACCGATCCGGCCTCCATCGATCCCGGCGCCGGGACGCTCGGCGACAAGCTGGAGCACATCAAAAATCCCGCGACCACCCCGACCGCTGCCACCGCTGCTGCCGACCCGAATGCCCCGCAATACGGCCCGTTCGCCAAGGACACCATCGACAAGACCAAGGTGGGCGGCCTGGGCGAAAGCGTCACCTACCTCAATCGCAACGACAAGCCACCGGAAGAACACAAACCATCGGCTGCGGAGCGTTTCAAGACGAACATTTCCGAGGGCATCGACAAGGGCGTCGATAAGTTGGCCGCCCCCTTCACTGACCTGCGGGACCGCTTGGGGTTGGGCGACAAGGGTTTTTGGGAGGCTAACGAAGAGGCCGGTAGGCGTGAATGGGAATCCTTCAAGCACCAGATGACCACCCCACCTGGCGCCGACATAGCCGAAGGCATCAAGCACAACATCGAAAATCCCGGCCAATATGTCGGGGAAAGGCTGGTCGATGGTGGGGCGCTAATGGCAGGTGGTCCCGAGGGCCTGTTGCCCCGTGCTGGACTTGAAGGGTCTGCTGCGCATCTGGGCAGCATGCACCCGGATCTTCCGGCCCCCGGCGCACTCCACGACACACCAGCCCCCGCACACACCGCAGAGCCCCCAAGCGAAGCAACCCATCTCGCCCCCACGGTCGATCATCCAGCACCTACGGTCGGCGACCACTCTCCACCCCTGACCCAGCACCAACTACCGACACCCGATCAGTTCGACCCCAGCGTGGGGCAGCACTACACGTCGGGAGATCCGCATCACCCGGGTGGGTGGCCGCCCCATACTCCCGAGCCGACCTGGACCAAGGGTGACCCCACGCCAGGTTGGGAGCACGTCAATCGCGGCCCGGAGAAGCCCTGGATGGACTACCAGTCCCAGATCACGGGTATCGAGCGGACCCCAGACGGGCGCATACCGGAGTACGTCGTGACGAACCCCGATACTGGCCAGGTGGTCAGGTTCGACAGCGGACCCATCGAGCGGGGCGGTCAGGAGGTTTTCCTCGACGCGAAACACAACTACGCGCCCCTGTTCGAGAGCCCCGGTAAGCCGTGGACAGTGAACATTGAGAACGGCCTCCTCGCTGAAGCCCAGAGGCAGCTGCGTGCCCTACCAGAAGGGGCAGCACTTGAATGGCACGTCGCTAATCCTTCGAGTGCGGCGATAATTCGTGATCTCCTGGATGAAGGTGGGTTCCCTGACGTTCGAGTGATCTACACCCCCGAGAAGCCATGAAAGTAAAGTTGGAAGCTGTGACCGCAACACATGCACCCTCACCGGTCTGGTCGGGATACGCGTTCGTGACCGCCGTCTGGCTCGCGAAGAGTGAAACACCAGAGTGGATCGCCGGGCGCGCGGATGCGCTGCTGGCGCAGTTGCAGGGGATTCTCGGTATCGCCCGATGGGATACCGCAAGGGGTGATCGGTGGGAGGGCTCGCCGGAGGTATTGGCCGGCATAGTCCGTAGAAACCCAGTGCGAGAGGCGCTTCCAGACGGCGAAGACGGTGAACCCCTGTCCGGTGAGGGCTATTCGATGGTTTTGATGGGCGCTGGTCCGTCAGTTGAGGTGAGGGTGTGGGTGAGCGCGGGATATGTCAGTTTCGGAGGCAGAGTGCCCGCACACCATCTCAAGGTGGACCTGCGGGAGATCACACCGGGCGGTCTCACCAGCGAAGTGGGTGACGCAGTGGTCACAGCCGTCGCTTCCACATGGCGCCCCTCGTACCTGATGCTCACTGACAGGGAAGCGAACCGCGTCGCGCGGCGCGGCAACTGGAAGATCCGGGTTGGCTACCGCACCTGGATCAACGCGCAGACCGCCGCCGTGACGCAGGTTGCGGATGGGCTCACCATGTCGAAGCAGAATGAGGGAACGCTGATCTCGGCTCCCGACGACTGGTCCGCGGAGCGGGTGGTGGAAGCGATGGTCGCGACGCTGCAGATGAACGGCCTGGACGAAGTACCTCACTGAACTGATACCGATATTCGGTAGCCAGGTCGAGGCCCGCGACGGCATACTTTCCCCGGTACGGGAGTCACCTTCCAGCGAATCAACATTTCCTCAAAAAATATGCCCTGAACAGGCATTACTGAGGTATAGTTCATGGCGTAGTCAACAAAACATGGATGGCGTGAGCAGGACGCGAGTCGGTTATCTGAAAATCATCAGATCGCGGGTTCGAATCCCGCCGGGCCGCCTGAAAGAGCTTCGGGCTTTCATCGGGCGGAACGTGGCAGAGCGGCCGAATGCATTGATCCAAGATCAACGCCGGTAAGCACCTCACACGCCCACGCCATCCCGGATACAACTTCACATTGATGATGCGAGCAGGACGCAGGTCGGTTACCACTTGTAATGGAGAGGTCGCGGGTTCGAGTCCCGTCAGCCACGAAAGTGGTTGTAGCTCAGTCGGTAGAGCGCTTAACCCCGGTCAGCACACACACGCCCGCATCATCCCCAAGGCTTCGCAGTAGATGGTGTGAGCAGGACGCAGGTCGGTTATCTCTGTCGAAAAGAGGTAGTCCGGGTTCGAATCCCGGCGGGCGCGCCGTAGGCGCTCCGTGGTGTAACGGCAGCACGCTAAACGGTCGGTCAGCAATCACACGCCCACGCCGCCTACGCGAATTATCAATAACTCCATAGCTTTTCGATGTGAGCAGGACGCTCGGTCGGTTATCACTCAATTGGTAATGCAGGTTCGACCCCTGTCGCCCGTGCCCCGGTGCGGGTGTAAAAGCGAAATCCCGGTCAGCACATACACGCCCACATCACCCAAACCCCTTTGGCGCGAGCAGGACGACGGTCGGTTACCCCAACCTCGCAACTGGATGAACCCCGGCGGTCACTCACACGCCCGCGCCACCTAACCCAGCAAGGAGCACACGGTGGACGTTCTATCCTCGATCAGCACGCGGCGCACCCCCCAATCCCAGAAGGCGGACCCGCGCCAGGTCAAGAACGCCGCCGGGGGCTACACCTTCCAGGCCGACGACTGGACCCGGCTCCACCGGTTCCTGACCCTCGGCACGACCGGCGGCACGTACTACACCTCCGCCGAGGACCTGACCCGTGACGCCGCCGATGTCGTGATCCGGCTCGCCGCAACCGATCCCGTCACCCTCGTGCAGAAGATCGTTGAGGTCTCCGAGGCCGGACGCGCCCCCAAGCAGAACCCGGCCCTGTTCGCGCTCGCTATCGCGTCGGCCGCCGAGAACGTCGATGGCCGCCGTGCCGCCGCCGCCGCGCTGCCCCGAGTCGCGCGCACCGCCACCCACCTGTACCTGTTCACCAAGTACATGGAGCAGTTCCGTGGCTGGGGACCGGCGATGAAGCGCGCCGTCTCCAGCTGGTACCTGGACAAGCCCGTGGACCGGCTCGCCTACCAGCTGGTCAAGTACCGGCAGCGTGACGGCTGGACCCACCGCGACATGCTCCGGCTCAGCGGCCCCACCACCAGCGACCCGGCCCGCCGCCTGGCGTTCAACTGGGCTGTCGGCAAGGGTCTCAACGACTACACCGATGTCTCGGTGCGGGAGCTGACCCCTGAGCAGCTCAAGGCCGGTGAGCGCAACCCCAAGCGCCCCAAGCTGCCCGACGTGGAACTGGCTGACGGGCACCCGCTCGCCATCATCGCGGACTACGAGGCCGCGCAGCGCGCTACCACCGCCAAGGAGTGGCTGGCGATCATCCGCCGGGGCAACGGCCTGCCATGGGAGGCATTCCCCGACAAGGCCCTTACGCAGCCCGTGATCTGGGAGGCCCTGATCGAGCACGGCCTCCCGCAGACCGCACTCATGCGGCAGCTGCCCCGCCTAACCCGCCTCGGCGTGCTGAACGGTCAGCTCGGCAGCCGGGTCGCTGCGCAGCTCCAGGACGCCGACCGGCTACGGAAGGGCCGCGTCCACCCGATCAATGTCCTTGTCGCGCAGCGCACCTATGCCTCCGGGCGTTCGGCGCGCGGTGAGTCCACCTGGACGCCGAACCGGCACATCGTTGACGCGCTCGACGCCGCGTTCTACAGCGCCTACGGCGCCGTCGAGCCCTCGGGCAAGCGGACCCTGCTCGCGCTGGACATCTCCGGCTCCATGGGCGCCGCGATCTCGGGTATGCCGCTGACGTGCCGCGAGGCCGCCGCCGCGCTCGCCCTCGTGACCGCCAACGTTGAGCCCAATCACGACATGATCGGCTTCACGGCTGGGGCCGGAGGGAGCTTCCGCTCATCCGGCATCACGGAGCTGGACATCACGCCGCGCCGCCGCCTCGATGACGTGTGCCAGTACACGGCACGCCTCCCCATGGGTGCGACGGACTGCGCGCTCCCGATGGTTTGGGCCAAGGCGCAGCTCCGCCCCTACGACGCCGTCGTGATCCTCACCGACAACGAGACCTGGTACGGCGGTATCCACCCGCACCAGGCGCTCACCGAGTACCGGAACAAGCTCGGCCTGGATACCAGCCTGATGGTTGTCGCGATGACCGGCGGCCGGCAGACCATCGCAGATCCTTCGGACCCGCGCCAGCTCGACGTGTCCGGGTTCGATAGCGCGGTGCCGCAGCTCATCTCGGACTTCGCCCGAGGTGACCTGTAACGATGGGCAGGGTCGGCGGCCCCGCGCCGCGCCCCTGCGCGTCGTGCCCCTACCGGGAGGACGTTCCCAGCGGCGTGTGGCATGCCACCGAGTACCAGAAGCTCATCGCGTACGACGCTCCGACCTCGGAGCAGCCGACCGGCCTGTTCCTGTGCCACCAGACTGACGTCGCCGACGAAGCGGCCCGGCTATGCGCAGGCTGGATCGGCTGTCACGGCGGCGAGGAACTACTCGCAATTCGCATGGGCGCCGTCACGGGTTCGCTGTCTCCTGAGGACGTACAGGCCGCATTCGAGTACGTGAGTCCAGTGCCGCTGTTCGAATCAGGCCGTGAAGCGGCTGAGCACGGCATCTTCGAGATCGAAGACCCCGGAGGGGAAGCCATCACCGCGATCGAGAAGATATCCCGCCGCCGCGTGGACATCGGGGGCCGTTGATGGACCCGAGGGCACAGCAAGCCCGTGAGCACCACCGGCTGGCCGGGGAAGACCGTGACTCCGCCAGCCAGCACCGAAGCCAGCGCGACCGGCTGGTACGGGAACTCTGGACGAACGAGCGCGAGAAGTGGACCCACGCCACCCTCGCCACCGCCGTGAAGTGCAGCCCCCAACTCATCCAGAAAATCATCGACGGTAGAACGGCCACCTCCCAATGAGTAGCGGCCCTTTCCATATCGTGAACCGGCTCAACGGGAAGCACGTTGGCCCGTTCACGACTGAAACGGACTGCGCGCTAGCGAAAACCATTGCCACACCGGACTGGACCACGGGAATCGTCATGGACAAGAAGCAATTCAAGAAGCACCTGGAGCGTGGACTGTGAGTACCGAAGCGCGCCACGGCACGGAGCGGCACTGCGCTATCGCGGACGAGAACACGATCCTGCGCGGCCAGGTCGGCTCCGGCCTGCACGGTGTCACGACCGGCGCCGACGACCGCGACGAAATGGGCATATGCATCGAACCGCCCGAAGCCGTAATCGGTTTGGAGAAGTTCGAACAGTACATATACCGCACCCAACCGGACGGCGCCCGCTCCGGCCCCGGCGACCTCGATCTGTGCGTCTACAGCCTTCGGAAGTGGACGCGGCTCGCCGCCGAAGGCAATCCCTCAGTGCTGCTGATGCTTTGGATACCCGACGATGAGCTGACAGTGAAGACCCAACTAGGCGTCGAGCTCCAGGCCGCCTCAGAGCTGTTCGTGACCAAGCAGGCCGGACGGAAGTTCCTCGGCTACCTGAACTCCCAGCGTGAAGGGCTGGAGGGCACTCACCACCGGCACACCAACCGGCCCGAACTCATCGAACAGTACGGCTTCGACACCAAGTACGCGTATCACGCCCTGCGACTGGGCATGCAGGGTATCCAGCTCCTTGTTGAGGGGAAGCTGCACCTGCCGATGGTCAAGGCCCATCGTGATGCGCTGCTCCGCGTTCGGCGCGGTGAGACCTCGCTCCCTGATGTGAAGGGCTGGTTGGCGTATCTGACCTGGAGTCTGGAGCACTCCATCTCGACAGCGTCTCTGCCGGATGGGCCGGACTGGGTCCGGATCAACACGTGGTTGGTCGATATGTACCAAAGGCACTGGCGTACGCGCGATACCCCGCCCGAAGCCCGGCTCTCCGGCGCGATCCGAAACGCACACAACATCGCTGTCAGTCGAAGTAGATGGCGATGACGGTATCGACCGCACTGGAGGCGCACCGTGGGCGCTGATCTGCATTCCATGGGCGTGCAGCCGTCCGGCGATGCTGACGTACCCGTGGGTGACACGGCTTCTGCAGGACCAGAGGGCATCCATACCGTAGGCCAGCTGGCGGAACTCGTTGAGCAGCACGGGGTTTATCACTACGGCGGATACAGATTCGAGTACCTAGGGTCCGTGGACCTCAAGGAATGGAACGCTGGGGAACCTCATGACTGACCCTGCAATCTCTGCCGCACAAAAGGTTCTGGCCGCATGGTCCGAAGACGGAGAGCCGGAAGGGGCCGAGCGGTATCTAGCCGAAGCCGCTGCCCGTGAGGCTTTGAAACCTATACGGGACTGGTCGGCCAGCTGGTCTATCGAGCTCTTGCGTCGTGACCTTGGTCAGGCGTGGAGCGAGCTCGCGCCCCTGATCTTCACAAGCGAGGAGATGGCGTGATCAGAACCCAGAGACCGTTGAATGCCGACGAGCATTCGGAACTGGAAGCCTTGAACGCGGCAGTGCAGGCGGCGATAGACGCGCGCCGCGAATGGCTGGACGCGAAAATGCATGAAACGTCGAAACTTCAAGTCGGAGATGACATCTACGATGTCCAAACCGGCCAGAAACTTGGTGTCGTATCCGGGCTGTACCGCTATCACGCCGGGCGTGATGATCTCTACGATACGTACGTCGAGTGCGACTACGAGTATGAAACTCGCCCCGGATGTTTCGGCAACACTTCCAGTCAGGGCGGACGGGTGTTCGGCACCCGCGAAGATGCCGCCGCGCACGCGAAATCACTAGTTGCCCAGTTGGCATTGGAGTAAATGATGACCACACCCACCTCACGCATGTTCGGCCTCGGCGCCATCTTGACCGTCACCACCGACCGGATGCTCGCGCGCGATATCGGCGACATTTACGAACTCCTCAACTTCATGACCGGCGACAACCTGTTCACCCACCAGTTGCCTCGTGCCGCAGGCGAATGCAAACCAGCACTGCTGGAACAGCATCCGCAGCTCGCCGATATCGCTGTACCCGATCTGGCAGACGCCGACGCATACATGGCGTACCTCGCCGGTCTGGAGGACACCTATGGTGTGGAGCTGGCCGTGACGCCTCTGCCCGGTGACGCCCACACCCACATCGACCCGTTAGCCGAGCTGGCCGACATGATGCCCGGCAAGCCGATAGTCGTTGTGGTCGAATCATGAGTGACGCAGAGCCCCTGGAATATTTCGACTCTTGGGTCAATGGCGCTGAGGATGCCCTGCATGCCGGAAACCTGAAACTCGCTCTGGCACAAATCATCACGGCGATGAAGTCGATGTCTACGGCTGTCGCCGCTACAAAGAGCGAGGTAGTTGATATTCCTCGCCACGACCCGCTGAGACGCATGGTCACACGCATCATCGACACGTTGAGGGACATACGGGTTGCAACGAACCAGCCGGTCCACGGCTTCATCTACGTGTGCCCAGAGGACGCGAAAACACTTCACGCCCTCTTCAACGGTGAGTCCGTCCCGCCCTACAACCCCAAGTCGGGGGACAAGGCAACCCTGTTTGGTGAGATGGCCCTGGTGGATGACGATCTCACTCCAGGCGCCATCTATATCGGGGTGAAGGTCCAAGGTGTCTGACCGCCGTCCTGCGAAAAGCGAAGCACAGCAGCTCATGTCGGAAGTCCTGAGCGAGCACCGGATTGCGTATCTCGATCAATTCATCTGCACAGGATGCAAAGAGTCATTCGGGAACGTAGGGGAAGCGACCGCACACCAGTCCGCTGAGATAGACAAAGCCCTTGGGGGAATCACGCGTGTATGGGGTGCGCAGATGATCGGCGATGACGAGGTGACCATCGGCAGTGAGGGAACTGCCCGATACTGCGCGCGACAACACCCTACGTCGTGGAAGGTCATGTCGCATTGGGCGTCTGGCTGGACAGAGGTGCCGGGCGAATGATCCGGGAGTTGGGTATCCGCCGCTGGTTTGCTTGGCGTCTGGTGCAGCTGGCCCACCGCATCGCGGACACGACAGTCACCGAGCGCATCGTTATCGTGGCGCCGGACGGCGGCCCGGTCATCGAATGGGAGATCGAGGGCGACGCCTACGGCGGTGGGGTCTCCAGCCAGCACGGCCTCACCTATTTCACACCCGGCTACACCGCGCTGCACATCTTCGACGGGACACCTACCGACGCGGATAACCACCTCGTGATGACGGCGTGGAACCGCCTGCGCGAGTGGGAAGGGCAGCGCAGGTGAGAGCCGAACCCCCGCCCCCGTGTCTACGCTTCGTCCGCCGTTACGGCGCGGACGCTAGCCGAAATAGACGCCAGCGAGTCGTCCATTGACGCCTGAGCCACCCCGAACTCCTCGGCCAGTTTCGCTCGGGATTCTCCCGCCGCTATCCGGGCCGCTATCTCGCGAAGTTGGTGCATGGTGAGCGCCATGGAGCCGTACCTTACCGTCACGGGTCTGTGTCCAGCGGTGGTTCGCGATGCCTGACCGCCTGCCGGCGAGGATTGAGGCAGCCCCGCGTGGGGCATCGGCTCGGCGCGTGCCCGGCCCGTTGGACTGCTGGTGGCGGCTGGGCCCGAACATCCGCGACCAGCGTTCGGCGCGGGCGCGCGGGGTGCTGTCCGTCGATGAGCACGACACCTACCTGACGGTGGTGCTCGCATCCTCCCGTGTGGACGTGTGGCCCTCGGAGTACATGCTGGGCTGGGATGAGCACCGGTCGGGCACCGAGACGGAACCGGTATTCGAGCAGGTGCCGCGTTACCTGGACCTGCTGATCGACCGGCCCCCGCTCATGCCTATCCCGATGGAGTGGCAGCAGATCACCCGGCGCGGGTTCCGGGAGCACCCCGGCGACATCATGAGCAACTGGCGGTACGACAACCCGTGGGACTAGTTGCGCTGGTCGGGTGCTGTCGGTGGCGGCGGGTAGAACGTGGTCTATGGCAGTCGGCACAGTGTTGGCGCGGGTGATCGCGGGTATCCCGAACTTGTTGAGCCGCACCCACGACCCGAGCTTCATCCGGGACCCAGACGCCTTCGTTGAGGTACGCACGCCGGAGGAGGTGGCCGGGCGGATAGCGTCCGTGCTCCCGGCGCTCCTCGCGGCCGAGGGAATCGTGCTGGTGGAGCTGCCCGCCGTCGCCCCGGACGGCTACGGCGGCTGGGCGGTCAGGGTCCCATTGAGCGAGCAGCCCTGGGCAGATGGCGAAGTCTGCCTCGACAAGACAGGGCGCCTCGCGTTGGCCGGCATCCCGCGACCAATCCCGGTAGCGGACGGCCCCTTGGTCGCGGCGGCGTTGTTGGCGATGCACGCCGCCTGCCGGGCTAAGGTCATCACACCGAAGGACCGAGGGGAGACCGCGTGACGACCATGTACGCCGCAATCGCCGTGTTCTGGGAGGAGGACTCGGACGCAATCCACCATTACGAGGTGGAGTCGATCTGGCTGGACGAGGACGACGCCAAGCAGCGATGCCGTGACCTAGCGGCCTTGGATCGATACGCCGGGTGCGCGTTCAACGTGCAGGGCGCACCCGTCGAACCGAAGTAGGGGCTTATGGATGACAAGGCAACCGTCGTGACGGCGGTCGTGCTACCGGTCGTGACCCTGCTGTCTGGATGGGCATTGGCGGCCTGGAGGGGTGCGCGGCATCGCACCTGGGAGGCTCTATCCAAAGACCTTGAGCTGGCTGACAAGTTGTCCGCTGTCGGGCTCGCCGCGCACGCCCTGTGGCTCAGGCAGTCGGTGGCGGTTCGGCTCAAAGGGCGGGCGATGGCCGATAGCCGCCCGCGTTCTGACCTGCTTACCGGGTTCATCGGCTGCATCCTCATTGCCGCTGGCGTAGGCGCCGTCCGGTTTGTCGGTATGATGGCCCACCAACGCGACACGGTCGGAGTCGTTATCGGGCTGGCCATGGTGACAATCAATGTGGCCAGCGGGGCGTACCTCGCGTACTGGTCATTCAGGAAGGCGTTTCGAGTACCTGGGTTGTCCGATTTCTTCCTGCAGGGCAATACGGAAGCGGTACTGGGACTGCGCGGCCAACTGAAACGCCTCCACGCGGCGTCCACTGAGTTGCCGGACGCAATCCCGCTGGATGAGCCGGACGCGGAGGCGGAGACCGAACCTCCGCAAGGACGCGCCTAGCAATCTGCCCGCGAGGCTTCTCGGGGTTGTCGGACGTAACGTGTTATACAGGTGTGGTGGGCAGAGCTATGCCCAGAGTTCAGGCCTCCGTGAGTCTTCCGGGGGCCTTTTCTCGTTTCTGACCCTTTCCGCCCCGCGCGCCTCGTTGAGCCGGTTCGTGCTTGCCCGGTAAGCGTGCGGCCCGTTGCCGCGACGGCTGTTGCGCCGGGCCATAGCAGGCCTATCCGTCATTGCCGTCTTGCTGGGGCGGGGGATTGGCCGGACACCCAGGAAGCCTCGTAGGGGTGGAGGGCGCGCTGCGCGCCGCGCGGGGCGGGAAGTCATTGAGCTGGTGCGCCGGGCCGGGGTATCCGCCCTCGCGTGGAACACGTCATGGCAGCTACGCGTCACGACGACGGGCGACAACTACCGTTCGGCGCACCTTAAAACTGTTGTGTACCAAAAGGATTCATAAAATGCCCAACCCGGACAGCCCGCCGTGGCTGCGCGGCGTGGTCGAGCTACCAGCCGAGCACCACACCTGGATACCGAAGGAGCACACCATGCCAGGACGTTTGGAGATCCGATTCAACGACCGGATCGAGTACGCGCAGGACGTGGAGAACTTCTCCCTCGTGGAGGGGCCGGACGGTGCTCTGTCGATCGCGGCTACCCGCGCGAACGCCAGCGGAGAGCTGACCGTCCTCACCACCGAAACGAACCCGCTGCTCACCGGCACTCCGGTTGACGGCGTGACCGACGCCGAAGGCGATGAGCCCGAGGACAACGGAGGTCCTGAGGTGCTGGAGACCGTCCACGACGGCTCCGCCTACGAGACCGCCGACAACGGCAAGGGCAACAAGGCCAAGTGACCGGGCCGGGTCTCGCTGTCCCGCAGTCGTTCACGGTCATGTACGACACGTGGGCGGGCGTCGCAGACCGCAACACCGACCCGGACAACGAGCCTGACATCCGGCCCATCACGGCCACGGTCCTGTTCCGGTACCGGCTGCCGCAGGGCTGGGCGTTCCGAGCCGCGAACTACGACCCCCGCCCAACGGACTTCGCGCTCGACACGTTCGAGGGGCGCCTCGATGAAGGCCGCCTCCGCCACCCCAACGGCACCCTCGGCATGAAGCTGTTCGCCAACACCGCACTCCTCGCGTGGCCGGCAGACCTCTTCATCGACATCAGCTTCTCGAACGTGGTGTTCAACCGGGGCGACCGCACTTGGCGGAACTTCGCGATCATCGCGCCCGTGACCGCCGGTACTGAGGTGAATCTGACCACGGTGCAGCGCTACCCGTTCCTCACCCAGACCCAGTACGAGCAGTGGTTCCAGAACAACCCTGCGCCGAATCCGGCCTGACCCTCGCTCACCGCCTCTGGCTCCCCCAGCGACGAAAACCAGCCCACACCCAGCAGCACAGGAGAACCCGACATGCCCCAAAGCACTGCCCCGACCTGCGCCCCGACCGGCGTCATAACCATCGACGCACGCGACCCCGAGGCCGCGCGATACGCCGTACTCGAGTTGGTCGCTGCTGAGCTCCGCCACCAGCGGCGGGTGATCTACCTTGCCCAGCACCACACGGAAGCGCGATCGGCGATGCGGTCCCTCATCGAGGACGGACACCTCGCCCAGCCTGAAATCGAGTCCACTCGTACCAGCTTCGGCGATATGCGCGTGCACCACGTGTGGGGCGGCACCGCCCACTTCATGTCGGCGCGTACCGGCGGCTACTACCGGGGCAAAGCGGACGCGTTCGTGGTGGCCGGCAGTGAGGACATCCCCGTCGAGGTGCTGCCGCGCGTCATAGGGCGCGTGTACGTGGCGGCGTCAGCGTGAGCGCCGTACGACAGCTCCGGACCTTGTTCCTGCGGACCTTGTTCCCACAGCCACCTGATACCGACGTGGATGTGTTGCGGTGGCTGGCACGGGAATCGTTCGAGCTGTACGCCGCCGCCGAAGGCCTCCACATATTCGAGTACCGGGCGAGCACCGTTCCGCCGGAGGCCATTCCCCGGGCAGCGCAGAACAATTTGGACCTGCCGATCGAGGCATACACGTGGCATGAGTTCGTCGCGTACGCGGAACGCCCCGAAGCCGCGGACCCGGATCCAGTGTGCGGATACTGCCCCCACCCGCCGCACAAGGCGAACGGCTGCACCGAGTCCGCCACACCGTGGCTGGCGGCACCGGTGGATGGGGAACCGGCCCCGCCGTGCCCGTGCGCTGTGGACAGCGACCCGACACCCACCGAGCAGCCAACGGTGAACGCATGACCACGATCCCGGCACCGGTACGCCCCACCACACCGGATTACGAGCCGGAACACCTCCCCGACCAGGCTCACGACTGGGACACCAGCGTCTACGTGGACATCGGCAGCGTCCACGGCGGCTACAAGTGCCGGGCGTGTGGCGATGTCCGCTGCGCGCACTGCCCCGACGACGATCCGCTGGATTGCCGCCGGGTCGCGGCGGGGGAACGGAACAACGAGCTCCGCCGGACCTACCTCGCCGCCTTCAAGAAGTGGCAAGCGCAGATGGAGTACTACCAGGAGCACGTCCAGCCGAATCTTCCTCGCGCTCCGCGCGGCTGGGGAAGCTGATGACCTACCCGACGCCCCACCCGGGCCTCGTCGGAGTCGTCATCGGCGGCGTCGTCCACGTGGAGAAACATTCAGGGGTCCACGGGTTCGGCGGACTTACACCTGACTTACAACCACTCGACCGCCCGGACCCTGTCGCCCGTGCCCACGCACTGATCACCAATACCCACCGAACGGTGCGGTACCTCACCGCGCCACGGTGGAAGCGACCGTTCCTGCGCCTGCTCCGGTGGTTGCGCTGATGGCAGACAACGTCATCCAACTCGGCGAGCACCGCACCCCACCGACCACCAACCACCAGTGCGTCAAATGCGGTAGCGAGTGGTTCCGCCTGGACGGCACCCTGGCCGGACCGGGCGCACCCGCCCATGGCGCCGTGGTGCTGGCCGCCGACGACCGGATGCGCATCACCGGTTACTGCGGTACGCCCCGTTGCCTGGAGTGCGGCCACCTGGTGGCGGTCTAGTGCTGTTCGTGGTGGTGGGTCCGCCGGCAGCGGGCAAGTCCACATGGGTGCGGGACAACTCGCGTCCCGGTGACATCACCATCGACTACGACGCCATCGCCTGCACCCTCACCCCACAAGACGACGGCCCCCACCGCCACGACCACCCCGACCACGTGAAGGCAGTCACCAAGGCAGCCCGCCAGGCAGCCATCGATACCGCCCTCACCCTCGTCGGCGAGCACGACGTGTTCCTGATCCACTCCACCCCGAGCCCCGCGCTCCTCACGAAGTACCGCTCGTACGGCGCCGAGGTCATCACCATCGACCCCGGCCAAGACACCGTCATGGAACGCGCACGCGCCGAACGCCCATGGCAGCTACAGGGCGCCATCAAACGCTGGTACGAGGAACACCCCTCCACCGGCAGCAGCCCCGCCCAGCACGTGCCCGGCCTCGACGCACAAGGACGCCCACGCGGCCGCCACTACCAGGAACTCAAGGCCACGTTCCGTAAGGAATGCGAGGAGCGCGGTGACGTGTGCTGGCTGGACCAGCGCCCCATCGACTACAGCCTCAAAGCACCCCACCCGGACAGCTTCTCCGTGGACCACGCCGTCCCCGTATCCGAGGCCCCCGAACTCGCGCTGGACCCAAGGAACTTCCGACCCAGCCACCTGAACTGCAACATCCGCCGAGGCGACGCCGAACCCAACATCGCCATCGGCCAACCGTCCGAAACCTGGTAACCCGCCAGCTAACAACGCCCCATGCCCAGCTAACACCCGGACACCACTGGCTAACACCCCTCCCGACCTCGGGGAACGAGATGAGTTAGCCAACCGCGCCAACCCCGCTGCGGACCCACCCCACCACCATCGCTGTACGAGCACACAACCGAACGACCCCGACCCGGAGACGAACCCCTCATCACCAGGTCCCAACAGGCCACACGACGACGGCAGGTACCGGGGGCGGGGCGAAAAGTTGCCCGCCGAACCCAAGGTCCCTCGGACCGGCAAGGGTTCCGCCCCCCCTCGAAAAATGTTGCCAAGAAGTTAGCCAGCAGCTACCAGCTAGGAGCACAGCCGCATGACTGATCCCACAGTTAACACCGCAGGTAACGCAGTTAATTCGGCTGCGCGGTTGCCCGTCTCCCAGCTAAAGACCTTCAAGGGCAACCCCCGTAGAGGTTCTGTCCCGGATATCGCGGCCTCGCTCACCGCCAACGGCCAGTACCGGCCCATCGTGGTGAACCGTGGGACGCACACCGGGCGTCCCAATGAGGTGTTGGCCGGTAACCACACGCTGCTCGCGGCGCGGGAGCTGGGTTGGGCTGAGATCGACTGCTGGCTGGTGGACGTGGATGAGCAGCAGGCCAAAGCGATTGTGGTTGCTGACAACAAGATCCCGGCACTGGGTGGATACGACGACAAGGCGTTGCTGGAGATCCTGGAGTCCCTGGACACCCTGGACGGCACCGGTTACGTGCAGGACGACCTCGATGACCTGTCGGCGGCCCTGGAGGAGCTTGAACCGGCGGCAGAGGACCAATTGGCCGGAAACCAGGGCACCGCAACGTCCCTGGAGGACTTGAAGACCAACTACGACAAGTCTGACCAGCGGATGGTCGTGATGACGTTCGTCGGCGACGAGTACCTGTGGGTGGTCGAGACGTTGCAGCGGGTGGCGGACGCTCACGCACTGGAGAGCAACGCATCCGTGTTGGTGCACCTGCTCAAGCAGGAAGAGACCGCGCTGGACGCAGCGCCAGCGGTCTCGGAGTGACGCCGGTGGAGCGGCTGAGCCTGCGGCGGGTGGTGAGCCCGGAGGAGGCGACAACCCTCGTCGGTACGTGGGTTGGGGAGCACGAGCCGACCCACAGCGAGCCGTTCATCGCTACAGACGCCGATACCGGTGAGACCGTCATGGCGGTGCTGCCGGTGGAGGCGCCGGATCTGCGGCGGGCGTGCCTGTCGTTGAAGTACACGGACCTGCGGCGCGCGTCGGGCGCGAAGAACCTGTCGGCCAACTTCGGGTACCAGCCCCGGCGGCCAAGCTACAGCCGCGACGCGTGCCGGGCGTCCGGTGTCGCCAAGGAGTTCCCGGCGGCCGAGGCAGCGCTGGATGCGTGGGCAGGGGCGCTGGCGAGGATGCTCCGCGAAATTGACGCGAAAATCGAGGCCCGCGACCGGGAAACCATGCTCCAGGTCGGATCTACCTGGAAGCTGGGCGATTCCGAGCTCTGGACCTCGGGTGTCATCAATCGGAGCTCGACGCTGCCCTACCACCGGGACGGGTTCAACTTTCCAACCTGGAGCGCGATGCCAGTGTTCCGGCGCGGCATGGCCGGTGGGCACCTGCACATCCCGGAGTACGGGGTGGTGCTGCCATGCCGAGACAGCACCGCGGTCTTCTTCCCGGGTCATCAGCTGGTGCATGGGGTCACCCCGATGCAGCTCCGTAAGCCGGACGGATACCGGCTGAGCGTCGTCTATTACGCCCTCAAGGGCATGAAATCGTGCTTGGAGGGTGCATTGGAGACTGAATACGCCCAAAAGGCGCGCACCGCTCGGGAGCAGAATCAGGCGCGGCTCATCGCTGAGCGGAGGCAGCCCTAGTGAGGCGCGCCCCGGCCCGCGAGTACCAGATCGTGATCCCCTCCTACCAGCGCGCCGAAGGGCTGGAGCGGAAGACGCTCGCCTGGCTGAACGCGACCGGAGTGGACCCGGCCCGGATCACGGTGTTCCTCCACGACAACGATCCGCAGCTGGAGGCCTACCAGGAGGTGGCCGGCAGGACGGGTGTCCGCCTCAACGCCACCCCGATGCGCGGTATCACAGCACAGCGGACCTACATACCCACCCAGTTCGCGCCTGGTACCCCGATTGTGTGCCTGGACGACGACGTGACGGGCCTGGTGGAGGCAGTGGACTCGAAAACCCTTCGCCCCGTGGCTGATGTGGATTCACTGTTCCGGCGGATGTTCACCGAGACCGCTGGGCGGGACCTGTACGTGTGGGGTCTGTCGCCGGTCGTCAATGCCTTCTACATGTCGCCGGGCCGCGTCAGCGAAGGCCTCCGGTTTCTGATCTTCACCGTGATCGGGTTCTTCAACCGGCCCGGCCATCCCGTCCACGAGTTCACCGTCCCGTACAAGGACGAGCACGAAACGAGCCTGCGCGCATGGTGGTACGACGGTGGCACAGTCCGGCACGACGGAGTTGCCGCCCAAGCGAACTACTACACGGACCCTGGCGGCTGCCAGGCGCCCGGTGAGTTCCAAAGAACCCCCGCCAAGGTCGCTTTCAGCGTCGAGGAGCTGGAGAAGCAGTGGCCGGGCCTGGTGCGCAGGAACACCCGCAAGAAGGAAACCGGCTACATCGAGATCACCCTCGCCCCGAAGAAGCGGCACGCCGGGCACCCCCCGACCACGCCGCCACCCGGCGTCCGCTCCGCGAAGGCCGGGGGCCGGTGACGGACCGGATCACCCGGGCCAAGCGCGACGCGCAAGTGCTCCAACTGTTCATCGCTGGTGTCCCGTACCGGCAGATCGGTGAGCGGCACAACATCACTCACACCGCCGTCGAGAAGATCGTTCAGCGGGAGATGGCCAAGGCGGCGAAACGCCGTGATTACTTAGCGGATCAGGCGTTGGCGATGCACGTGGAGCGCTCGGAGGCGCTGTTTCGGGCCCATTTCGGCAACGCGCTGAACGGCGACGTGAAAGCAGCCGAGTTCTGCCGGAGGCTCCTCGCACAGCAGACCCGGCTCTACGGGCTTGACGCCGCGACGCCAGGGATGAACGAGCCGCCGAACCTGCCCGACCCGGACGACGAGGGCGACGACGGCGACGAAGCCCCGGTGAGCGACCTTGACGACTGGCGTCGTAAGCGCACCAACGCTTAAGGGGTACACCAAACCCCGCCTGTACACGCCGCCCCTCGCCGCGCACTGCGACCCCAGCCGCCCGGATGCCTGCGAGTGCGGCTGTGGTCTGAACCCGGATACCTCCTGGGGATTCGAGTGCATCGGTTTTCTGGAGAATTTCCTCGGCTGGACGCTCCTGCCGTACCAAAAGTGGCTGTATATCCACGCTTTGGAGAAAGGCGCGGACGGTACGGGGTTCCGGCTCCGCACAGTCGTCATCCTCATCGCGCGGCAGAACGGGAAGACCCAGTGGCTTAAGGGGCTTGGCCTCTGGCGGCTGTACCTGGACAGCAAGGGCATATCGACTGCCGGGTGCCCGGCCGCCAAGACGGTGGTCATCGCGGCACAAGGGCTGGAGTACGCGGAGGGCACGCTCTCCGCCGTCGTGGATGACGTGAAGGAATCCTCGAAGCTCCGGATGGAGTTTGTCAGGCACCGTACCGCCAACGGCAAGCACGCGATGTTCCTGACCGGGAAACGGTCCTGGCGGGCTGTCGCCCAGAACCGAAAAGCGGGACGCTCCTTCTCAATTGACCTCGCAATGCTCGATGAGCTTCGTGAGCACACCAATTGGGAGACCTGGGACGCGGTTGTCCCCACCACCACCGCCCGCAAGTACAGCCAAGCCGTTACCGCCAGTAACGCCGGGGACAAGAAATCCATCGTGCTGCGGTCGGTCCGGGACGGCTGCTTGC